TTTCTAGTATCAGGCTTTTCTTTCAACAACTTAACTACCTTATCTATTTGATTATTGCGTTGCCATTGCCAACCATAGTTGGATCTGACTTTACCCTTATCATCTGCCATACGCTCCCAAATATTAGGAACTTTACCATATATTTTACCTAGCTTTTTTATACTAGGATCACCTGACAAATACCATTGCCATTCAGCTTCAGCATACTTCTTATTCCATTTGCGCCAAGGTGTTTCAATAGTATTTTTTAAAGGATGTTGTATCTCAAATCCTACATTAAACATAGCTAGTGTATTATCAAAATCAATACCTTTGCTTTGTATCTTAAACCAAAAGTGGTTAAAGACTTCATTAGCATTATAAAATTTATTTCGCATATTTTTTATAGTAATATTTTCTAAACTCAAGTACTTTGTTCCATATATCCAAGTGGTTATAAGACTGTGGTGACAAACTAACTTTGCCATTTACGCTTATTTCAACGTACCATTGTCTTTTACCGTATTTAACTTGAACAGGAACAACTGATATGCTATTCCTGAAACACCACATTCTGATATCTAAATCTTCCTGCGTTGCTTTGTATGGTCCCATATAATCAGGCTTTAATCCCAAGGCATAGGTGAGTCTTGTGCAACAGCTGCTGGTATATAGCTGCCTGATCGAGGTTCCCATGTAAAGTGAGCCTCAGCACCATTCTCGCCTAGGTTTTGGAATTTAACTTTAAGTACTTTTACTTTCGTGGTTTTAGCTTCATAATCCCTATGTACTAAAAGACCGTGGTAACTAGCATCATACCATTCACCTCCACCTTTGATGTTATACATCGTAGGTTCTTCCATCTTTCCTTCTTTATCTTTGTACATTTTAGTAGGGTGAGCTACAACAATAACTAGCACGTCATACTTCTTAGCGAAAACTTCTATCTTACTAAGATACTCCAATGTATAAACATTGACGTCTCCTGATGCATCTGCTTGTCTAACTTTATTGAATGGATCTATAACTAAGCACTTGATACCCTTACGCTTAACGAGCTCAGCTCCTTTGCGTAGTACAGCATCAAGATTATATTTATCCATATCTATAAAGAAAAAGTTATCATTAACATGCTCTGTAACCTCGTTCCATTTGGTACTATCTATCTCAGATGACTTAGGCATTGTGCCCCAAACTTTACGCATCAACTTGTGAGCATGTAGGTATATAGGTTGATTTTCAGGTGAAGCAAATGCTGTCTTCCATTGATAGTTCTTATTATAACCAACTACCATTTGATCTACAAAATCTGATTTACCTGAACTTGGTATACCTGTTACAGTTATAAACTGAGATGTATATGTTGAAAATATCTTATCGAAGTTATCTATACCAATTTGGTAACCCGGTTTAAAACCGTTGATAACAAAATCTTTAAGATCTTCTTCTACATCTCTAAGAGTTGAAACACCTTCAAGAGGTACTTGAACAGCTTGATTTATAACTTTGTTTAACTTCTCATAGCCAAACTCTAATAAATATTCATTAGCGTCTTTACAGCCATTAAAGTCTACAAGATAACAAACTTCAGCACCGAGTCTTCTTATAAACTCTTGGCGTAAAGCTTGCCCTGCTTCATCAGCGTCTACAGCTAATATAATCTTGGTCTTGTCTTCAAGATAATCTATACAGTTATCTAAATAGTCTAGGTTGTTGGAATTTAATGTAGCACCGTTAGGAACTGATATTGCATTTTTAATACCAGCTTGATGTAAAGCTAATACATCCATCTCACCCTCAACTATAATACAAGAGTCATAACCTACAACTGCATTAATGTTGTAGAATATTTTCTCTGCACCTTTGAATAACTTGAAGTTTTTTCTACCATCTCTATATTTAATGTTGATCAACTGATCACCCATAAAATAATTGAACCTGATAGTGTTTTCACTCTGCCCAGTCTGTGGCATCCACTCTTTACCTTCGCTTACACGTAGATCATCAAGTGTTTGTTTTGATATACCTCTAGACTTAAACCACCCCTCAACTTTGGTATCAACTTTCATAATGGTGTCAACTCCTGGTCTTACGTAAACCTTTTCACTAGCACCTTTACGTTGGTATGTATGTAATTGAAATGTGGTATCGCAGTTGTGACAAGTACCTAGACCTCTTTCCCAATCATAGCTCGCACACTTTGCTTTTTGATTACTGGCTTTACGATTAGAAGAGCACAAGGGACAAGTCCCCTGCGTTTTACCTTCTTCTAAATCATATTGATTGAATGCATCAATCAGAAAACCATTAATCTCTGTGGTCTCTACGTTCATTTATTAAAACGGTAGATCGTTATCAGCTACAGGCGCTGGTGATTGAGCTGCCATAGGTTGACCATCACGTGGCGCAGGCTCAGGCATAACGCCATTACCCCATACAACTTTGATGTTACCTAAATAAGTCTTTGCAGACTTAGCCTCTCTTTCCTCCTTGCTTTGACTAACAACAATAGGACCTTGATTACCGAACTGATCGGGCTCATCATTAATAGATATTGATATTGGCAAGTACTTACCTTTTTTACCATCGATTATTTTATCCTTAGGTATATTACTTAGGTTTATACTGCCGGTTATTATTCCTGCCATAATTAAAGGGTTTTAGTTATAAAAAATTGATTTGGATCAAAGTCTTCTGAGTCGAAAAATAACTCATAGGCTTCAACCGCTCTTTGAACCTTGTCTTGTCCTCTTCTGTAAAAATCATCAGAACAATCAAAGATACCTATTTGATGCGTATTTTTATCTATTACTACGAATAAAAAATCCTTATCAAAAATTGTCTTGTATATAAATGCTTGACTATCATAGTTATACTTGTTTGCAGAGTACTTAAAGCTATTTATATCGTTAGTAGTCTTTAAATCTATTATTAGATTCTCTGACTCATTTATTACATCAGCTTTACCTTTCCATAATCTACCTGATATCTCTGCAATACCCGGTTCTTCATATATACAGTTGCTGTGTCTAATTAAATCACGACAGACATCGTTAGTTATAAACTTATCTGTCATCTTCTCTATCATATCAACTTCATGTTGTAGTAAACATAGTTCACCACCTGACATATCTTTGTAAACCTTTGTATTTCTTGTAGTTGCGTTTATAATCTTATACTTCTTAAGCTTATCAGGCTCAAGTATTGCAGTATGAAAATAACCACCAACTAAAAAAGCAGGGTTAGGTTGAGATGCTTGGCCTAAAGCCAAGGGATTACCGAGCAGTGTACTTATATCTGAATTACTAAGATACTTTTTACCAAAGTCTCCGTAGTAATGCTCGTCTTCCCTGAGCTTCATTAATATTTGGCTTTTGTTCATGCTAATAGAGCTGTTTCAACGTCTTTAGACATTGTATATTTAGATTTAATAGTTTGTACTGTACCTCCAGACTTTATATATTCTTTAGCCTTCTTAAAATTATCAGATGATTTAGTTAAAGGCTTACGCTCTTTAGCTACAGGAGCAGAGTTGCCATGACTATTTGTAGCATCGCTGTCCTGAGTATCATCAATAAGTAAAAGATTACCTAGTGCATATTTCTTAGCATATGAAGAAGCACTACCGAACTGTTGTGGAGTTTGCATACCTTTCTGATTCAAGTCAACGCCGACTATAGCTGTTGCATGTATAGCACTTTTGCCATCGCTAATACGAGCATCTGATTGAATAACAGGTATTGACATCTCTGTAATTAATGTTTCATTGATAGTTACAGTAACGCCTAGTTCTAAAAGGAAAGGCTTTATAGCCTCTAAGATGTCTTCAGCACTACGAAAGTTGTATTTGCCGAAGTTGTTAAACCTACTTTTCTTCGATTTAAATTTGGTCTGCATTTCTGCTAGTTTTTGGTTTAATTCCATATTATATAATTTAATTGTTTAATATATTATCCTTTGGTATTCGTATTTGGTTTATAAACTACATATAATCTAATACTTGTTCAGGGTCTACATTGTTTATTAACTTATCGACTGCTTGTCTTTTAAGTTGAGATACTCTAACAAATGCACTAGATCCTTTTAAACCTAATGTATCTGCTATTGACTGTGCTGATTGTTTTTCACAGTCTAATCCATAACTTAATCTAAGCACTTGATACTCTTTGCTATTTAAATGTCTTCTCAATAACGATGATAGATAAGCATTTAATAAATCCATATTATACGGTTCTGACTTATCTTCTACTTCATATACTGAAGCACCATCACCCATTGTATCATCTGTAGATAAAAATATAGAGTTGAAGAACATAGCAACCATCTTCTCATCTTTACCAAAGTTCTTACGTATATCATTTAACTTATGTTCAGGTATACGCATATCACCTCGATACATATCTATTGATCTTCTGATTGCACCTCTTATTCTTTTTGATAAGAAAGACTTCATGGTCTTTTCTTTATCTTCTGATAAGTTAAACACGTTCCAATCTATCCTATCTACAGCTTTAACTAAACCTACACTACCTTCTTGTATTATATCTAGTACGTCTAATGTACCTGATGCTTGTGCAGCGGTTGAAAACTTTTTAGCGATATTTTCTACAAGAGGCATAAATTTTGTTATTAATTGGTTTCTAGTTAATTGCTCATAATCTACGTCAGGCAGAGATTTTATAGTTTGCTTAACATCTTCTTTATATAACCTGTATGTATTTATATTATATTTCTTCATTTTGAATATTAAGTATATCCTTTTCTCTTTTTAACTCTTTGTCCATATTTCTATGAATAGTTCTTGAGGAACAACCTAATATTCTAGCTAAGTTAGCTATTGTAATTCTTGTATTTGAGTTATTAATTTCTAACATACACTCATATATGTCATCATTATTAACCAACTTAGACTTACCTATTAACTCTCCAACTATCTTTAACTTCTTCTTTGTAGATAAACCAGTAGAGTCTTTAAATATAACTTTTCTTAATTTATTTTTTGGTGGTTCATCCAAATCAGAGTTAAGAACATCAGATATCATATTGTCTTTAATGTTGTCCTTAACTGTAAATGTAATGAATCCATTGTCTTTATTGCATATATAATCTATTATTTTTTTCATGCTGACCTCAGACTCTGATTTATTAATATAATATAGAACATACATATGCCATTTAAGAGACTTATAAGATGTAATCTTAGCTTTACTACGAAACAGATCATAACACTGATGTGTACCTTGTTCAAAGAAATAACCCCAATAAAAAGTTTTTGTAGGTTTATCCGATGTTGGAAACATCTTATATATAATTTTATTACGATGTAAATATTCAAGATTTCTATGTGACATTAGCCCCTTACCCTATTATATTAATACCCTATTGTCACACATACTGTTTAGGTATATCAGTCTTAACAGTTTCATTACGATTAGCTACATTTTTTTTGTCTCCGACATAATATTTCCAATATGCCTTAACAGTACATTCATCTTTATACTCATCAGGCATACACTGCGGTGGATCCTCAAAACCTGTATACAATATACCTCCAGGTAAATAACTTAATACTTTTTCACAATCTTTGATTGTCTTATGTATTTTACCATACCTAATGGTATACTGTTTACCTAGCTCTATCATATGACTGTATAACCAAGCATAATTCTCTGCTGATCGTCTGGCCCACATACTAGAAGGATGATTGACGTGTGCTTTTTTATAAGGTATATGATGGCATTCATAATCCAACATATGCATCCTGTGAGCCGTACACAGCATCTGGGCTGATTCTAAGATCATCTTAACAACATGTTTATTATATTGATGTCTTGCGGCTTTTATTGGGTCTCGGTCTAAATAAAATATATTCATAATAATATTATCCTGTAGTGTTCGTATTTAATTTATTTTAGCTTATTAGTTTAATCTTTACGTTTTTCCACTTACCTAATTTTCTAGTATCTTCTACAAGAAAATCTATTGAGTCTGTATATCTCTTGTTCATTACATCTTGTATTTCCCAAGTGCCATCTAAATCTCCTGCACCTGATACCTCGATACACATACCAAACTTATAACCTCGTTTTAACATATCCTGTGAAACAGCAACCCATCGGTGTTGTTCAGGACATCTTTCATCAATTCGTGCGCCTGAGGCTGTTATAAGGGGCGTAGAATCTGTTTGTTCGGGTACAGCATTGTATACTGTAGCTGTAACCATTAATATTCCTAATATTTTAGATATTACCATTGTTTCGTTTTTCGTCTTCAATTTGATCAAGTTTATCATTGATCTTGTCTACCTTGTTCTTAATTATAGCAGCCTTCTCATATTCTTCTTTGTCTTCATATAAATTCATCAATGTCATTAGCCTAGCTAATTCACCAACCAGAATCTCTTCCTGAGACAACTGCGTATTTAGTAAAGTAAATAGTACATCATTTATATTAAATAAATCTTTATCCATCTTATGCTTAGCTTCAAGCATCTTTTTGATAACAATATCTGCTATCTCTTGTTTTTCTTTATCTGTCATATTAATCTTCCATTGGATATTTATCTAAGAACTCTTTATCATTATCTTGTAGATAATAAAATTCATCTTGAAGTACATCATCAAAATGACATTTTTCATATATATCATCCTCAATATACATTTCAATACCTTCTTTACGTATCTCTTGTATAAGTATTTGACATAAGTCATGGTCATACATGCAAACATGCTCAGATAAATATAAAGCGCCATTACTTGGTTCGCCATTAAATTTAGCTACGTATAAATCGTAACCATCTCTAGTTATATCTGAATACATTACATATTCTGTATTGCCTTGATCATTATAATCGTGTGTGATTGTTGTTCCGTAATGATTGAGCACGGCTGCTACTTTTTCTTCGGTTTCCATGGTTTAAATTTGAATTGGTTTGTATAAATATATTATCCTATAGTAATCGTATTTAATTTATAAATTGAGCTATGAAAGCTATGATGGTAATAATATCTATCACAGCAAAAAGCACAAAGTCAATAAAATTTTCCTTTTTATTTACCCAGTCTTTGTAGCAGTTTAGAGCTAACATACTGAATATCAGTATTATAAGTAGTCCGTAAATGAATAAAATAAATTTAATTTCCATATTAAAATAACATTTTAACTTTCTTTTTATTATTACATTTACCACATTTAACTCTATATATTCCATTAAATGCATTACAGTGACAACACTGCCAAGCTAATAATCCCATAACTTTTAATTTAAATTGCTGTAAGAGGAGGATTCGAACCTCCAAAGTAACATATGTTACTACTACCGAGATAGGGTAGCGTGTCTGCCAATTCCACCACCTTACAGTTAACTAACTAAATAAACACTACTACTAAATAGTACTATAAAAATCTTCTGATTGAATCGTTATTATAGTCGTTTTCAAGACTATCTATTTTCTTTAATATTTTAGTACATAAACCATTATCTAAACCTTGGTTTTGATTCTCAGCTATAGTTATAGGTAGCTTTTTAGTATCTACGTGAAGGTTAAATGGCCAATATGTTATGCACAAATCTACAACTCTTTGATCAAAAAGATCTTTATCTACGAATAAATTTTCGTGTATTGAGAAGTCTGTGGCGTTTTTAAGTGTATAGCATGGCAACTGACAAGCAGTCATACCATATATAACTTCATATGATATTTTGTAACTGTCTAGTTGATCTTGATCTAGGTTTTTATATACTATAAGCTCAAGCTTTTCGTAAACCCGTCGTTGTAAGCTATTCATATTCTCTTACGATTTGTAAACCTAATTGGTGTGCTGCATAGTTAACGTGCTTGCTGGTAGTAACTGAATACCACTTAGGTACAATTAGCTTACCATCAGATATTGTAGCAACTTTAGTATTATAACTCCATATATCACCATCGTGCATACGTAGATTTGTTTTATATCTATTAAATGTTCTCATTTATATATTGCTTTTAAACGTTCAAAATCTTCTTTAACTTGATCTATGGTCATAGTCTCATATAACTCTCTAACATCTGGTACATTACTAAGTGACATATGATTTGATTCAAGGGATAAATGTATAATAGTATTTACCATGAATCTCTTATTAACTTTTATTTCGATTTCATCATTCATATTTATATTATCCATCTTTGTTCGTATTTGATTTGTATTTAATATTCTTCATCCTTTGAGCACCGTAAATCCAATCTTTTATTTTATTAGAGAAAACAAAATTATACTTACAAACTCTTGACTCAGGTTCATTGTAATATATTGTATCAATTTGTTTTGGTGTTTTCTCCATTTATTTGCTGTTGTTTTTTTAATTTCTGTCTTACTTTAGCTTCTCTCCATTTATCTCTTCTTAATTTATTCTTACTACCTAACCAATCTTCTAGTTTGTTTGAGAATATAAAATTAAAAGAGTTGTCTACTATAGGTGTGTCTCTACCTTTAATGATAGCATTTATATTTGCTGTTGCAAAAACTGGATCGTTTACACCCATTTCTAATCTTTTATTTTTAGCACTGTATTTAGAGCCACAGTATGGTGAACAGAATTTACGTCTAGTATGCATTTTGCCACATTCAAGGCATGGTTTTATATCTTCCATCGGTTTGTTTAGTACAGTTTTTGTTTTCATATTCTTCTAAGTATTGTTGCATTTTCCATATGTCTTCAAACAATATCCTAACGTAAGTATAATTACCATTTGGTGATGTTATCTTTTTCTTAGGATTTATCTGATATAAGATTAAGTTTTTAGTGTTGTTTATCTTACGTTGTAATGCATATGGTTGCATATGTTTAGTGTAGTCAGGATCATTTACCCAACTAGGACTTACTCTGATATAACCTGTGTTAGGATATATCACACCTATGCGGTTATCTTTTAACCTATAGTACATAGCTTGAGTTTTAGGTACAACTTTTATCAGCTTCATATTCTATTTGGATTAGGTGGATAATCATCACTTACAACTAAGTTCTGTAATCTTTCAGACAAATCATCGCCTAGCAAATCACGTACTGTATTTATATCTTGTAAATATATAGGTTTATTAGCTAACAGTTTTTTTAGTGTATTGTCTACAACTGTTAGATCTTCGCGAAGTATACTCAACCTACCTTGTATGTCAGAGTATATTCTTATTAGTCTTTTATCACGTTCCATAAAATGCCATTCAGGTTTAATCATTAAAAAAAGAATTTATATATTGATATAATAAGTGTTATTATCATACAGAAATATAGTATTTGTACTATTGTACCTACAAATCTAATCATAATATTTCGCCGTGTATAGCATTTGCCTTCTCTATTTTATCAAATAAATGCTTAGGCATATACTCATAATATAATTGTTTTACATCATCGGTGTTACCGAGTTCATCCATAGCGTCATAGATAGCTCGCTGTGACTGTACGCCATTGATCCATTTGCTGTGATCGTCACTGTAGTGGTAGTACCAATCATGTGACTTAAGTAGGTTAATTAAAGTAGTGGTGTCCATAGGTTTATTTATTTATTTGTTTATATATATATTATCCGTAAGTAATCGTATTTATATTATAAATACTCTTTAATGAATAGTTTATTATTTAGTATCTTCATCAGTTGTTTGGTCAGGTACAACTGTATAAAATCTTGTTTGAAGATATGTTTTAATATCTTCAGTAGCATCATAGTCTAAGCATATGTTAGATATTGAAACTTCATTGTTATATCCTATTTCAAAATCAGGCTCGTAGTCGTTTATATTATCAGCTGTTGAATCTAATATAGTTGACACTATGTCAGCTATATCTTGAATCATTATTTCAAGATCACTTTCTAATATTTTAGGTTTTTCTAGTATCATAATATCTTCGTTTAGTGAATTTATTTGGTTTCTCATTCGCTCGTTAGCAGTATTATTATATTCTATTTGTCTAGTAAGATCCTTGATCTTTTCTTCTATTTCTTGTTTATTCATAGTTAATCTAATTTAAGTTTACGTAGTATTTCATCTCTTTCTTGTAGGTAAAATTTAGGACCAATGAGTAGATTCTTATCAGGATATTGCTCGTGATACTCTACTACATCATCATGTAATTTAGTTAAATGACTGTTTATACATTCAGTTAACATAAGCTTTTGGAAATGTGTTAATTTATTCATATATATATTATCCAAAGTGTTTCGTATTTATTTTATTTTGTGAGTTATATCTCTTGGATCATAAGTTTTACCTTCTGAGCCATAGTCTGTTAGTGCATATAAATCAATTCTATTTTTCTTAGAAAAAGCAATTGCTTCTTCAAGGTCGTCAAACTCATAATCTTCTTCGTGATAATCACCATCATCTGTGTGAGGTCGTAGTTCTACATTATATCTTTTCATCTTCGTCAAATTCTAGTTTAATATTATACTCATTTGCCACTCGCTTCATTAATATTGTAACGTAGTGTTTTTTATCTCTTGTCATTTCACATATAAAACCTGACAAGTAGTCAAGTGCGTCTATACACTCTGAATGCTCAACCTTATTTATCATGTTCTTTTAATTTAAAGTAGTTGTTTAGTATGTTATCTATTAGTAACTCGTCTGCTTGACTGCCGAAGTTGATGTTGTGTATAGCAACTTGACCTTTGTCACTGAGTATGTAGTCTGGTTCATAGTCATTTATATTATCTGCTACATCTTCAAGAAACAATTCTACTGCTTCTCGTATCTCTGCTGAAAGCTTTTGCCAATGTTCTGCGGGTATTTCTATTTTATTTTCCATATTTAAATTTAATTTCTGCATTGTACTTGTCTTGAGATTTAGCTTTTACACCTACTATTCCATAATAATAGCCATCGCTTAGTAAGTGCGTAAGCATACCAAAATTAGTTACAAAAATATTTGATTTTTTATTTTTCATATTTATATTATCCATAGTCATTCGTATTTGAATTATATTAGTCATCTTCACTTGTCCATATCTTCTTTTTAATTGATTCTATGGCTAGTGCATATTCTTCATACCTCTTAGTTTTCATCTCACCTGCATGCCAAAGAACATAGTAGTTTTCTTTAGCATAGTATAGTACTGATTCTAGTACATCTTTTTCTTTTTCAGTTAGTTGCATAATTAATATTCTTTTAAGGTACCTTTATCTTTAGAGTTCATAAACTCTTTGCCAAACATAAGTTCCATGTAGTCTTTTCTTGACATCTCTACTTTTGTTACTGGGTGATAGTATTTATTTTGCTTCATAATTCTTTTACTTGTTTAATTAGTTTGTTAAAATTATTAATGTATATTTCTGCTAAGCGAGGATCTATAGTTTCATTATCTATATCATTTCTCATCCACTCAGATAAGTCTTCTAGTGTTATTATTATTTCTGACTTAACAAAGTTTTTATGACTAATATCTTTTGCCATATCACTTATCATTTCAAGTGATGACATATATACTTCAGTTGAAACAGAGTCTACCTGTGGGGTGTATAGCATTGCTGCTAGCGCTAGTGATTTAATCATAGTTCTGTTAGTTTAAAAACTATGCTTGCGCATAGTGATTATTTTTATAAGTGATGAAAGATTTATACTCGAGAGTGGAATTGATTTTAATAAAAGCAATGTTATTAAGGAGTATTTTTTTAGGTGATATAATTTTTATGGTGTTATATTTTTTAGGCATAGTAGTAAATGTTTAAATGTTTAAAATTTATTTATATATATTATCCAATGCTATCAGTATTTATTTTATAAAACTAATAACCTAAGTGCATGTTAATTTCATCTCTAGTCATCTCATTTATTTCTTCTAAGGTAAATTTGGTATTTGCTAGCATTAGTTCTACTAGGAAATCACCATAAGGAAAATCATTCATATTTATTTTATTAAAATGTAGTCTAAGTCAAAATCATCAGTTTCTATTTTATAATTTATATTATTATAATCTAGTGAGTTAATAGTCTCACTCATATTATCTATAGTATACTCGAATAGAATATATTTATATTGTTTATAGTTTTCCATATTAAGATTATTATCAGAGAAAAACTCATCTGAGTCAGATATATAGTGTAATTCAGTATTAGGAACTAGTGATTGTAGTTTATTAAAAGTCATAGTTTTATTTATTTAAAAAGTGGATATATTATTTAATAGAAAATAGCAGAGAGCAGCCATAAGGCAAACTCTCTGACTACTAATGTTAAGCAAATTCTATATTTCTAACAAACTTTGGTAGATTATTGGAATTAGTATAGCTTTTATACTTCTGAAAGCATGCCATTGCTTCAAATCTGTCTTTTAAAGTATTATATACTTTATCATGATTATAAGTACAGTCATCACCTTTATTATTTTTAAAGGTAATTATAGTATTAGTACCAATTAAAGATTTGGAGATTATAAATCTTTTAGTAGTTTTATTATTTAATTTAGTAGTAGCCATAGTTAAATTTATTTAAGTTTAATTAATTATTTATTTCAGTTATATTATCCAACTTGGTTCGTATTTATTTTATAAAAATGCTATACATTACTATTAAAAAAAAGTGTGACATTAGGCTATTATATAATATAGAGTAACAGGCTATTGTCACAGTATTATCATTTATTAAAGCATCTAGTTTCTAATGAAAAGGGCATAGGTCTGCTATACACATCGCGGTGGGCGATGGTTACTTAGCAGTAAACTAGCTTAGCTAGTTAGCTTAAGCTATTAGCTGGGTTTCTATCCAGCCTTGGTCGGTGGTCATTTCTGAGGTAGCCTCAGCACCGTCCAGAATCATGACGAAATCCTCATTCTCGTATAAGCTACGGTCATGAGTGAAAGTCGCATACAACTTACCATCGTGTACTCGCTCGCACTCGATAGTTAGCAGACCTTCATGATCCAGGAAATTAAACACACAGTTGCCAAATTCAGCAACCAACATACCTGCAGGTGATGCAGGATTTTTCAACTCAAACGGCTCCATAAGCATGGGGTTTAAGGTTCTGTGGCAAAATCGCCGTACAATTGTTTATTGGTATTATTATTATATTATTTAATTATATATATTATCCAACTTTATTAGTATTTATTTTATAAAAAAATAACTAACCAGTGGTGTATAGCACTTACTTACTTACTTTAATAAGCAACTACTTAACAAAAAGTAGCTGCGTTTCATAAAGTTCTGACTGTCGGTCATACAACTCACTGACTTCGTCAGCACCATCGAGCATGTCCTCAAAGTCGTTGTTTTTATACAGATCAAAGCTATGCTTTATTATGCAGTAGATCTGATCACGATCTTCATCTATGTATGAGCAGCTATCGAATGCTCTATCTCTAATCATTAACTCAAGGTTGTTACCAAGTATTGTTTTCATTTTATTATTATAATCTATCATAGTATATTTATTTATATTTATTTATATTTATTATCCATTTAAAATAGTATTTGTTTTATAAAAGAAGCTTATACAAGCTCCTTCATATTCCTAACAAATACTGGTAAGTTATTGGTATTGGTATAGGATTTATATTTTGCAAAGCAAGGCATATCTTCAAACCGTTGTTTGTGTGCGTTATATACTTTGTCGTGGTCGTACGTTACCTTATTACCTTTGTTAGTAGTGAAGGTTATAATGGTATTAGTACCAATTAATGTTTTACGAATTACAAATCTTTTAGTAGTTATGTTTAAAGTTTCCATAGAATTCTCGTTTAAAGTTTAAAATTTATTTATTTATTTATTAATTATATTATCCCTTTATATTAGTATTTATTTTATAAAATTCTTAATTTAAAAAAAAGAGATAAGTTATTTATTATATATATATTATCCATGACGAGTCGTATTTAAAATATAAAAATGCTATACATAAGAGAGGAAAAAAGATAAAAAGTTATAAGTAAATTATATAGTAGTAGCTGTTGTGTAGTGTGGTGTAAAGGGTAAACGCAAAAAAATATAATGAAAAATGTGAAATGTAGGTGGGGGTGGGGTAAATAAAAAGAGTTTGTGTTTTGCTTTGTAAATTTAATAATGTAGGTATAATACAAAATCCCTATATTTCTAAACTGTGACATTAGGTAGTTATAGTATAGAGTAAGGGGCTATTGTCACACTGTATTAATAACAGTTATTTCCATGTAATAGTATCTTATAGACAAAAAGGTAAAAACATTATGGCAAAACCTAAGAAAAAGGGTGGTCCTAAGCAAAAGCTAAGTGCTAAGGCTGCGGCTGCTAAGAAGGTACGTGACAAGAAGAGGGCAATGAGGGCTGATCGGCGTGCTAAAAAGGCTGATTCACAGAAAAAGCATCGAGATAATCCATCTATGAAGGGTAAGGACTACGACCATAAGGACAATAAATTTAAAAGTGTTAAGGCTAATCGTGGAAACGATGGAAAAGGGACTAAAAAAGAGGGTTTTAGCACTAAAATTATGAAAAAAACTTAATAAAAATGACAGCTTTAATGAATACAGGTGATTTTATTGCCTTAATAACAATATTGATAGTGTTGCTAGCGGGTATATCTGCTTTACATGTTATGATTAACGATAAAAAAGAGTAAATGGCAAGAATTAGTACATATATAAGGGATATAGAAATATCGGCTGATGATATAGTCATAGGTTCTGAATATAATGGTACAGATTCTAGTAATAGACCTGTATACACTACTAAGAATTATCGCATGTCTGACTTGCAGGAGTTTTTTGGTGGTGGAGATTTTACAGCATCATCACCTATAGTTATAGGAATTGATTCTGAAGATGGGCATAGAAACTGGGAACACGCCGCACAACTACTAACTAAACAAGATCCAAATCCTGGAATTATTTTATATGCTAAAGATAATTATGGTAATGGTACAACTAGTAACACACCTCATATATTTAGTGCTATAACCAGTGTAACTACTAACACTACTGGTCATTTAACTAATTACACTTTAACTGAATTTACTATGCCTGAAGAGTATAGTTTTAATGTTATTGGTGATGCGAGTGTTAATCACAGTGGTAGTGGCTCTGTAGATAGTCAATCCCAGACAATAAACTTTGAACAAACACTAACTATTAGTGGTGGAGATGCATGGATAAGTACATTAAGCTTAGATTCAGCTGCTGATAAAGTTTCTATATATCACAATGATGTATCTAGAACTAATGCATCTATTTCGCCTAACAAACAGTTGGAAGACGACAGTACTTTCAAGGCAGCAGCACCTGTTTCAAATACTGATAGTAATGGTGTAACCACTACAACAGATGCTGTGATAAGTGATGCTAAGGGTCACGTAATAAAGGAGCAGATACACACATATATATTACCTGACTATAAATTTAATATAGCAGCTGATAGTACTAATAATCCTGCTGTGGGCAATCCCGCTTTCACAACATCTATAGATATACATAGTACTAGTGGTACAGCTTTAGATACATTAAACATACTTGCATCGGTACCTATAAGCTCTATAATAACTGCTGATGACACTATAACAATTAGTCATGATGAATATACAGCAAAATCTATAACTACGAATGCTGTAGATGTTTTACACACATTTGTCTCTGACGCGTACGGTCATGTTACTGAAATAACTAAAAGAACACTACCAACATTCGGAGGTGCTGATACTTCAGAAAACACTGCTGGTTCAGTAGGAGTAGTTCCTGCACCAGCTGTAAATGAAGAGCTTAAATTTTTAAGAGGAGATGCTACTTGGGCTGAAGTAGTCCAAACATCAATAACATCATCAAATGGCACTTTTGTTTCATTATCAGCTCTTAGTGCTGTAACTGGTTCCGTAACCATAGCTCCTGATTTATCTGCTGGAGGAACACCTAATTCGTCAACATTTCTGAGAGGTGACAATCAATGGGCTACTCCTCCAGGGACTTATACACTACCTATTGCCACCAGTAGTATAAGAGGTGGTATTGAACTAAGATACGACACAAACTTAAACAATGCTGCTAACGCAGCAACATCTGTTGCTGGAAGAACATATGGACTACAATTAAATAGTAATAACCAAGCAGTTATTAATGTACCATGGACTGACAGTCAGTTATCAACAGAAGCAGTTCAAGATATAGTAGGTGCAATGTTTAGTAATAATACTGAAACTAGAATTTCAGTAACTTACCAAGATGGTGATGGAACTATAGATTTAGCTGTTGATGATATGACAGCTAATGATAATACTCAAAACACTACAACATTATCATTCGTAGATAGTAATAACGATATAATTTTAAGAAACACAACGGGTGGTGCAGGAAGTGGAAGTGATGACATAAAATTTGTTGCAGGATCTAATATAACATTAACTCACACGGATGCTGATAACATAACAATAGCATCAACAGATACAAACACTACTTACTCTGCTAATTCAGGCGTTGATTTAGCTGGAACAGTTTTTAGTTTAGATGTAACATCAACCACCGCAAACAGTTTTTTTCAAATACCTTTTTTCAATAGTGCTGCAAATGCTTTAAGCAGAGATTCAAGTACTAGTAGTAGTATATTTTTTAATCCTAGCTCAAACACTCTTTCTGTAAAACAAATATCTATAGGCACAACAAGTGTTATAAATACTAGATCTATATTTAGTCAAAGTGGAAACACTTCAGGTAATTATTTTGAAATTAGATCAACCATGACTAATGGAACTGGAGGCTCAGTAGTTATAGGTGTTGCTGGAGGTGCTAATAGAATTTACTCATACAACCAAACAGGTTCAGCTAGTTCTAGTAGAAACTTTGAAATTGTAAGTAGTGGAGGTAATACCGGTGATTTTATTTTTGGTACGAATGGTAATATGACCGTTTCTAATGGGGATATAACACTTTCTAGTGGTGATATAACCCTCTCTAGTGGTGATATAACCCTTTCCAGTGGGGATGTTACTGCTGATAACTTTAAAATATCCTCTGATAAAAGGCTTAAGTCAGAAATAAAACCTATTAAAGAAGGTTTAAATGTTATAAAACAATTTACATCTTATAACTATATTAAAAGCGGTGAAAAAGAATCTGGTTTTATAGCACAAGAAGTTAGAGAAGCAATACCTCATACAGTTTATGAAAATAATGAAGGTTATTTATCTATGAGTGATAGAGGCGTTGTTGCTCATATGCATAAAGCAATACTAGAGTTAGAGGAAAGATTAATAGCAATAGAAGAAAAACTTAAGTAATATGGGTGTACCTACTGATGAAAATACTGATTTTGAAATGTTTGGAGCTAGTGACGATACAACTATACAAGGAGCTGTAAAAGCAGCTGGAGCTAATGTACAAATAAATGGTGCTAATACATTTACTCAAATAATATCTTTATCAACCCCAGCTAAATTTGAACCTATATATGCAGGTCAAACTATAACAAACTTAAATCAAGTAACCAAAGCATCTCAGTATAGAGGTTACCCTGCTGGTTCATCATCGGTATATGGTGCTTCAAACTTTGGTAGTGGAAACTTAATAGGTCATTTTGGAACTACTGGTTACCAAACATTGACCTGGCAAGTTTTTTTAGACATAGCTGGATATCTTAATAAGACCGTAACTATTGGTCCAAATACTAGTTGTTTATTTGGTTGTGGATATACTTCTGCTTCTAGAAGAAATATCTATGAGAGCATAACCGGAGGCGGAACAATAACAGTAACAAGAATGGCTGACTCTAGCACTAATAGTAATAATCAAGTTAATGATGCTGGAGATGTTGTTTTAAATGTTTCTGGAGGTACTATAGGGCATAATGGTGGAACAAGTAATACTGATGGTAATCCAATAAGAACCCTTAGCAATACTAGAGGTGTTTATACTTTTAGTATGGGACAAACGTTTTCTAAAACATTTAGTTTCAGTAATATGAGAGTTGCTGATGGTGACACATTTCAATTAGATATAACTGAAGGTTAAAAAACTAAATGAGTGTGTAACTATACTCTAAGAAACCTTGCAATATTGCAGGACCTAATTTAAAACCAATAAAACAATGACATACGCAATACACTATAGCACCAATACATGGAGCAATAACCAACAAACACAAATGACCGATGAAACTGTTAAAGAGCAGCTGGAGTACATTTCAGACAAGTCAAACTGGAGGATAGTTCAGCTACCTAATGGATTTTATCAAACCGAGTATAAAGATATGCAGAACGATAAGTTTTGGCATGATGTAACAAGAAGAGAAACAATGGAGAGTGCTGAAGCTGCTATTGATGGTAGTATCGAGCATTATAAGAAAAAGCTTTCTTTTTTAGAAGGCCCTAAAGTAGTTAAAACATTTTAAATAATAATATTATGCCAAGTGGAAAAGGTACATACGGAACTAAAAAAGGTAGACCACCTAAAAAAAAGAAAAGTAAAAAGAAATAAAACTTAAAAATAAAAAAATGCCTAGAAAAAATTCAAAAAAAGCAAGGACAACAACAACTGTTGTAGATGGACAAAAAATAAGTAAAACTGCACCTAAGAAAAAAAGAGTTACAAAAACAACACTAGCTGATGGTACTAAAGTTAGAACCGTAGATAATTCTAAAAAGATCAAAAGAACTAAAAAAAGAACAACTAGGGCACAATCTAAAGTAGACGGTATTACTGCTAGTAATGCAACTAGAGCAGGTGGTGGATTAAAAGCAAAAAAAGCAGGTAAGCTTAAGAGAAAACAAACTAAAGCTTCAAATCTAGCTGGTAAAACTAAAAAGCTTGTTGGTACTGCATCTGGTACTGCATCTAAAGGAGATTTTTTATACTCATCTAAATACGGAGATAAATAAAATATAATAACAAATAATCAATTTAATTTAATATAATTTAATGGAATATAATCAACCTAGCGAAATCGTCAAGGATTTAAACTTTGGCGACCAAGCTAAAAATAGAATATCAACCGGGGTGGATAAACTTGCTAAAGCAGTTAAGTCCACACTTGGTGCTTCTGGTAAATGCGTAATTTACGAGGATGCAAGAGGAAATCCAGTGATCACAAAAGACGGAGTAACCGTAGCAGAATCGGTTGTCTTGTTTGATCCAGTGGAAAATATAGGAGCAACTCTAATTAAAGAGGCTTCTAGAAACACAGTGAAAGAAGCAGGGGATGGCACAACAACTGCCATCGTCCTTGCTGAATCACTATTACATAACGTCAATGACGCTGATAATAATATCTCTATAAGAGATATTAAAAATGGCATGAACACAGGTCTATCTAAAATAAATAAATATTTAGATGACGAGTGTATAAAAGTTAAAGATTCAATGCTAAATAGCGTTGCATCTATATCTTGTAACAACGACCCTATATTAGGTGGTATAATATCCGAAGCATACAATAAGGTTGGAGCAGATGGTGTTGTACTTATGGAAGAATCTGAAACAGATCAAACCTACGTGGAAGTTGTAGACGGAATACAATTTGAAAGTCCATTAACATCCCCACACTTCATAACTGACAAAGACAAGCAGAGGGCTGTTTTAGATAACCCTATGGTGTTAATTGTCTCATCAGAGATAAGTAACATAAGAAAGATACAAAATGTCTTAGAGTTCATTATAAAAGGTAATAAGAGTTTATTGATAGTGGCTCAAGTAGATCAGCAGGTAAAGTCTGCTTTACTTATGAATAAAGTTAAAGGTAATATTAATGTTAATATTGTTGATTTACCAGGCTTTGGACCTACTAAGCAAGATACTATTGATGATTTAGCTTTCTTGACTGGCGCCAAGGTCATTAATGAGGAACTTGGCGATGATATGGACTTTATAGATCCTAGCGTACTAGGTAGAATTAATAAAGCTGTAACTGATAATAAGTCAACAGTTATTACAACTTTGCAAGACTTAGATGTAAAAGAAAGAGTAGAACAAGTTAAATCTTTAATTAAAAAAGAAAAGAACGGTTTTATTAAAAAGAAGTTAGATCAAAGATTAGCGATGCTATCAGGTTCAGTAGGAATCATAAAAGTAGGTGCTGACTCTAAGGTTGAATTAAAAGAAAAAAAAGATAGAGTTGAAGACGCAATATATGCAGTTAAAGCGGCTTTGAAAGAAGGAATTGTTGCTGGTGGAGGTGTAGCATTGCTTAATGCATCACAGTGTATAGCACATGATAACGAGGGCGAAAGAATTATACTTGAGTCTATCAAGGCTCCTCACTACACGATATTAGATAATGCTGGTATCTCAGACTCTGTAACTTCTGTTAAAAAAGGATTTGGCATAGATGTAGTATCTGGTAAACCAGTAAATATGATAAAGGCTGGTATTATAGACCCAGTGCTTGTTACTAAAACTGCATTAAAAAATGCTTTAAGCGTAGTGTCTACTATTGTATCTGCTGATTGTGTTATATCTAACATGAGGACAAATGAAAGCGATTAATTATTACCTTATAGTAGATGATATAAAAGAAAAGCAAAAAAAAATTGCTGGACTTATATTTACTGAAAAAACAGATGTAGATAATAGATACATTAAAGCTAGAATAATAAGTTGTGGAGATAAGGTAGAAGGTATTGAAAAATCCGATATCGTATTCTACGATAAGCATGCGGGTCACGGTATTGACTATAAAGACAAGTTATATAAAGTAATAAAAATATCGGACGTTGTTTTAGTTGAATGAAGTTAAACTCATCAGATATACGTGAAATTAATTTACTTAAGTATTATAGGCTTGTTAGAAAATGGGCTTGTAAGACTTATGGTTTAAAAGACGCTGATTTAGAGTTACTTATATATTTAGACTGTAAAGGTAGATTTACTCGTAATGAGTTTATGGATGGTATTTATACTTATACGTGGGATAAGCATCGGTGGGAAAGGTTAAAGCGGCAAGGCTGGATTGAAGTATGGAGACAACGTAATAGAACTACTATAAAGTATAGTATATTTAAAACTTCATTTAAATGCAGTCAAGTGATAAGTAGAATTTACAGGATACTTTTAGCAGAGGAAGACTTACCTTTTTCAGATAGAAGTGTTTTTCATAAAAATAAATCATATACAGATAAGGTTATGAATAAAGCCATAGATGATATGATAAAAGACAAAGATAGATGAGCGAAAAGAAAAAATTTAAAGATACTAAATTAGGTGGATTGCTGAAAAGTTTAGCACCTAAGATATTGGATGTTGCAGGTGATCTATTACCAGATGCTGGAGTACTTAGTATGGTAGGTAAAATGATAGATAGTGATCCTAAGATATCTGTTGAAGATAAAAAAGTATTACACAAGCAACACGCTGAAATGTATAAACTAGAAGTAGCTGATAGAGACTCTGCTAGAAATAGGGAAATAGAAGTTGCTAAAACTGGCAAGAAAGACTTTATGATGACATTAACCGGAATAGTTGGTTTAATGTCATTTGCTTTTATAATATATGCGGTTGTGTATGTACCTACTGTAACTGATAACGATTTGTTTGTTCATCTTATGGGTATGGTAGAAGGTGTTGTTATAAGTAACATCTTTGCTTATTATTACGGAACAAGCGCAAAATAAAACTAAATGGCTAGAATATCAACCTATGTAAGTGATACTACTGTAGAAAAAACAGATAAGTTTATAGGATCTAATTCTGGAGGTGCTACGAAGAATTTTCAGCTTAGTGATATAAGTAAATATCTTCGAGCTACAAATTCTGGTGGTGTAGGAGGTCAAATTGTTTATGTTTATCATGATAACTCATTTAACGGTACGGGTTTTAGACAACCTGGTACTATAAGTTTTAGTTCTGGTGGAGCTTCTGTTGTGGCTTTATCCAGTATAACAACAGTAAAAATAAGTAAATTTCCTAACGGTTTTGATAACCCTGCTGTAAACTTCATAAACACTTTTTTAGATGCTAATGTAATAATAGCTGATACAGAAGATCAAGATCAGTTTGGCGTTTATAACGTAACAGCAATAACTCAAGATTCTAGCGAAACTAATTTTTATGATTTATCATTAACTCACGCTAGTAGCAACGGAAATTTAAATAATTTAAAATCATATTCAATTAGTGTACTTTCAGCCGGTGATAAAAACATACTCCACACTCAGAGCTCTTCTAGCAATACGTGGACAGTTAATCACAACATGGGTAAGTATCCAAGCGTTTCAATAGTGGAATGCGACCCTACTGCTAACGAAGTAGACGGTGATTTAGTTATTGGTGAAGTTACATACAATAGCATTAATCAATTAACTATAAAATTTGCTTCACCTATAAGAGGTGTTGCTTATATAAACTAAAAGAATATGGCGTTAAAATATTTATCTAATATAGACTTAAATGGAAATTCCGTAGAAAAGTCTTTTATAAACAATTCAGTAATTCATCCAAGATCTAGTAATCCATCAGCTAATGATGGTATTGGCTCAGCTTTTCAAGTTGGTCAAGTTTATTACAATACTAGTGAAAATAAACTTAAAATATACAATGGTAGCACTTTCATAAAAGTAGGTGCAACTTATTCTTTTAGTAGTTCAAATGGTGTTTTAACTTTAAATGAAGATGGAGTACCTAAAACTCCAACTTTTACTATAACTGGAGGAAGTGGTATAACATTAGGTCATGGTACAGCCAACACAGTTGAAGTAACTGTTGCCAACTCAGATATATTAAGTTTGTTAAATAGTCTTGAATCTTCAAGTGGATCAGCAGATGAAACTATAACTATAGGTGCTGATGCAGGTGATATAGTTAATTTTAGAGGAAGTGTTATTGTTGATGGAAACTTAACTGTTTCTGGAACTACAACAACTTTAAACACAGCAACATTAGATGTTGAAGATTTAAATATTACTGTAGGTAAAAATGCAACAACAGCATCTGCCGCAGATGGGGCAGGATTGACTTTTGGTGCTTGGAGTTCAGGCACTACACCTACGTTTACTTGGATAAACTCTACATCAAAGTTAACAGCTAATAAACCTTTACAAGCTACGTCATTTCATGGTAACTTAACTGGTGATGTCACTGGAGATGTTACTGGTAATATAACAGGGGATGTAACAGGTGATGTTACAGGAAATTTAACAGGTAACGTTACTGGTAATATAACTGGTAACACAAGCGGAGTCCATACTGGAAACGTAACGGGAAATGTAACTGGAAACGTAACTGGAAACGTAACAGGTAACTTAACGGGAAATGTAACTGGTGATTTAACTGGAGACGTTACTGGAGATGTTACTGGAGATGTTACTGGTACTGTTTCTTCATTAAGTAATCACACGTTTGCCACAGATATAGGTGATGGTTCAAACGCATCATATACTGTAACTCATAATCTGGGTACAGAATCTGTTATTGTTCAGTTGTACGACAATAGCACTCACGACACTGTTATTGCTGATGTAGTTAGAACAAGCACTAATGTTGTTACTGTAAGTTTTGCAGTAGCACCAACAAGTAATGATATTAGAGTGCTTATAATCAAAGTAGCATAAATAAAATAATATGGCTCAAAAGTTTTTAAGTGACATACACCCAACAGCTGGGTTAAAAGACTCTAGTGGTGACTTAGGTGCTAGCGGCCAAGTATTATCATCAACTGGTTCAGGTACTAATTGGGTTCAAGCAGGATCTGGAGCTACAGTCATCCATGACGATCAATTTACAGCTACAGCTAATCAAACTGCTTTTACATTAAGTAATACTGTTGATGCAGAAAACAAAACGCAAGTATATATAGATGGTGCATACCAGGCTAAAGCAGGTTACACTGTTAGTGGTACTACGTTAACATTTGATACTGGTTTAGATGTAGGATCTAAAGTAGAAGTCATTACTTTTGCAACTGCAATAGCTAGTAATGCTACAGCTGTAATTAAGTTAGATGAATTTGTACCTGGTGACGCTATATCTGGTACTAGCGGTCAAAACTTTACATTATCACAAACTGTTTCAGATGAAAAGGTTACACAAGTTTACATAAACGGTGTTTATCAACACAAAGATACTTATTCTATATCCGGAACAACCTTACAATTTTCTTCAGCTCCACCCTCAGGATCTGATATAGAGGTTATAACATTTGATACTGTTGTAGCCGCTGATGGTACATTATCAGCAACAACTTTTCTTGGAGATCTCAACGGTACTATAAATACCGCCACAACCGCTACTACTCAGTCAGCAGGTAATAACTCAACTAAAATATCAACAACAGCTTATACAGATGCTAAGGTAGCAGATGCTATTAATAATGGTACTACCGCTATAGCACCATCACAAAATGCTGTGTTTGATGCTTTAGCTTTAAAAGCAAATCTAGCTGGACCAACCTTTACAGGTGTCCCAGCTGCACCTACAGCATCAGCAGGAACTAATACTACACAGTTAGCAACAACTGCTTTTGTAACTACAGGTATTTCTAATATAGTAGATTCATCACCTGCCGCACTAAATACGTTAAATGAACTAGCTGCAGCTTTAGGTGACGATGCTAACTTCAGTACAACGGTAACAAACTCTATAGCTACTAAACTTCCATTAGCGGGTGGAACTTTAACGGGAAACTTAACTATTAATAGTAAATTATCCGTTAGTAAATCAAGTACTGATTTTATTGCTGAATTTCAAAATACAAACGGAACTAATCCGTATGGATTACGAATAAAAGATGCATCAAGTCCTGCAAACAATTATCCATTATTTAGTGTATCAAATAGCGGTGGCACGGTGGAATACTTTCGAGTAAATAGTGGGACGGGCGCTGCTACTTTTAGTGGTAATGTAAGCCTAGCAGATACAAAATACATACAACTAAACAACACATCTACTGATTGGCAGTTAAGAGCAGATAATGCTGGTAGGTTTGTAGTTCAAACAACTAATGGTTCTGAACAATTTAAAGTTGGAGGATCAAGTTTGATTGAAGTAGGTAGTGGTACGGGTAATAATACTTTTTTAGTTACAAAATCTTCAGCAGGATGGTATAGCGGAATAAAATTAACCAGAGGACTCGGTGATGGTAGTAGTACTGGTAATAATAATTTTGGTATGTTGGTTACCGATAATGGTTGGGAGGTAGCAACATTTACATCACCTTCAAATAATGTTACAGGTAGATCAGCAAAACTTGTCATCTCATCGGGGGGTGATGTTACGTTAAAAGGTAATGGCACAACAAGTGCTTTGTTGTTTGGACAATCAAGTTATGCTAGAATAATAAACACATCGGGTCAAATTTTATATATTGATAGTGATACACACGAATTTAGAACCAACGGAGGAGTTAGAAAACTTCTCATCTCATCTACTGGTGAAACTACAATAATAGCAACAAGTACATCGGGTTTAATACTTGGACAAACGGGACAATCTTATTATCATAATATAAGAAATCAAGGAGATGGATTATACATTGGTGTTGATGATGGTGGGCAAGGGGGTGCGGGTGCTGATCTTAGAATTAATATAAAAGGTTCTGAAAAAATGCGCATCACATCGGGGGGTGACGTAGACGTAAAAACAGGTAAACTTTTTGTATCAAATGGTAATATTATAGGTGGTTCAGCATCTGACATAACTGGTACACATTATTTTAATAAAGGTGCTTCTGTTAATGGTGGAATTTTATATGCTGGGTCATCAACAACAGGAAGATTTAGTTTAGTAGTTCAAGCAAGTGATATGGGCTATAACAATACTCCTGCTACTTGTTTAAAAATAGGAGGAACTAATTCAACATCTAGATCTATTAGTGCGGCAGGAACTGTTAATGTAAGTGGAAATGACTATGCTGAATACATGACAAAAGCCATTACTGATGATATAAGTAAAGGTGATGTTGTAGGTATTAACTCTGATTGTTTATTAACTAATATTTTTAGTGATGCTATTTCTTTTGTTATTAAATCAACAGATCCATCTTTTGTTGGAGGTGATATTTGGGGTATAGAAAGTGAAGATGAAGATGATATAGAAGAAGCAAGAATTAAAGTAGATAGAGTCGCTTTTTCTGGTCAAGTTCCTTGTAATGTAACAGGTGCAAGTGTAGGAGATTACATAATTCCAGTAGCATCTTCTGATGGAAAAATAACTGGTGAAGCAGTTACTAATCCAACTTTTGAACAATATAAAATATCAGTTGGAAAAGTATGGAAAATAATGGAAAATGGTAATAGTTGGGTAGCTGTAAAAATAGGTTAAAAAATAAAACATGGCATTAACTAAAATAACATCACGTATATTAGATTCAAGTGGAGTAACTACAGTGGGTACAATAAGTACTGGTGTGTGGCAAGGAACTGCTATTAACCAAACTTATTTAGTTGGTCAGAGTGGTACAAATACAGGTGATGAAACACTAGCAAGAATCAATGCATTAGATATTACTGAGTTAGGTACAATATCAAGTGGTGTATGGAATGGTACAGCTATAGATCAAACATATCTTGTAGGGCAAAGCGGTACAAACACAGGTGATCAAACAACTATATCTGGTAACGCAGGAACTGTAACTAACGGTGTTTATACTGTTGGTAATCAGACGATTGGTGGTGTAAAGACTTTTAGTGGTCGTGCTAACTTTAACGGTAATATAAACGTAGTAAGTGCAAACGCTGAAATTTGGATAGGTGAAAGTACAGGTGGTGGTGGTGCTGGGTTTTTAAAATGGAATGATGCAGGTAATTATCTGTATTTAGGAAACTCATATAACTCTGCATTTAATACTGACTTAGTTATAAGTAGCATTGGCAACGTGGGTATTGGAACTACTGTTCCACAATACCCATTGCAAGTAAAATCAGGAACCAATATTAACTTTTCAATATCAACTGGTGTTGCAGACAATACAGCTGTAAGACTTAATGCTGTTAATGATGCTGTTACTGCTAATATACCGATGGAGTTTTATGCAACTAAATTCAACTTCAATAACGGCAATGTGGGTATTGGAACTACTTCGCCTAGTTCTAAGTTACAAATACATACAACAACAAATGCAGGAAATGCAGAAGTTGCTGCTTTTTTAGTTAATAAATCAACTACAACTAATACAGAAGTTAGATTAGCGTTTGCTGCTCACACAAATGATATTATAAGTACGGGTAGATATTCATATATCTCTGCTAAAAATACTAGTGGAAGTAATGGGCAAGCTTTAGTATTTGCAACAAATGCAGCAGGAGCAAGTGCAACTCCAAAACTCACCATCTCATCGGGGGGTGTAGTCAAAGTAAACACAACAGGAAGTGGAACTCAAAAACTACAAGTTATAGGTGGAATACAAAATTGGTATGATACTAATTTTAATAGATCAACTAAAGTAGGTTATGATGGTATTTATATATCAGGAGCGCAACATGGTTATTTAGATTCTCCACAAGATTGGGTATTTTGGGCTGGAGGAAGTGAAAAAATGCGCATTGCTTCGGGTGGGCAAGTGGCTATAGGTACTGGAACTAACACAACTAAATTTAGAGTTCTTCAAAGTGCAAATTCTGAGTGGACAGCTCAGTTTATTAATACTGGTACTGGTCCATATGGAGTTTCGATAGACACAACTGCTAACTCATCTAATGCATTTTCCTTTGCGGTATATACAAATAGTGGTACAGGATTATTTGTAAAAAATGATGCAAACGTGGGTATTGGAATTACTTCACCTACTGCTAAATTACATTTTAGTGCAAACAATTATGCATCAAATGCAGGTGGTAAAAATTATTCTGGTGTTGCAATAAATGCTAATGGAGGTGATATAGCCACAGGAAGAGTATTATTTCAAGGTCATGGAAGTAACGGTGTCGACTTGTGTGGCATAAATAACGAACCTAATAGGGTTGTATTGTATAATTATACAGACTCAAGGTATCTGCAAACTTGGGATCATACTGGTTCAATTAGTTTACCATACTATGCATCTAGCTCTATAACATCCTTAAATGTAACATCGGGGGGAATGTTGACAACTGCATCATCAGATATTTCTTTGAAAAAAGATATTACTAATTTAAACTATGGTATAAACGAAGTTTTAAAATTAAATCCAGTTTCCTTTTATTGGATAGATAATGATTACGGAACAACAAGAGAAATTGGATTCGTTGCTCAAGAAATAGAAAAGGTTGTTCCTGAGGTTGTTACTGAAAATAATTTAAGCAAACTCAAAGCAGTTAACTACGATAAAATCACGTCAATTTTAACCAAAGCAATCCAAGAACAACAAACCATAATAGAAGATTTAAAAAGTAGAATTGAAACACTAGAAGGATAATGGGATTAACTAAAGTAACAGGAGATTTTATAGAGACTGGTTCGATAACTCAAGGTCACTTGCATAGTAGCCATGGTATAACACTAGATCATATAGGTGATGGTAGTACAAACACTTTTTTTACTACTGCTAATGCTAGAGCTGCAATTAGTGCAACGGGATCTTTGAGTTATAATAATAGCACTGGTGTTATGTCTTTTACGATGCCAACACTAAATACTACTAATATAACAGAGGGTAATAAGTTATTCTTTACCAACGCTAGAGCTATAGGTGCTTTAACAGCAGGAACTAATATAGCAATTGCATCAAACGGTACTATAAGTTCAACAGATACTAACACTACATATTCTGTTGGTGATGGTGGTTTAACACAAAACAACTTTACTAATACGTTAAAGGGTAAATTAGATGGCATAGCCACTGGTGCTACCAATACTGCTGCACCTCATTATACATCTGCTATTGCAGTTGGTGACGGTGGTTTAACTCAGAAAAACTTTACGACAACATTAAAAACCAAGCTAGATGGTATAGCTGCTAGTGCTAATAACTATACTTTTAACGGTACTCTAAGTGGTGATTTAACTTGGGGTAATGGTTACAAATTAAGTAACGGTAACAACTCTAACAACGCTGAAGTTCTTTCAGCAGCTACAGGAGCAGCTGGAATTGTATTAAAGGATAGTGGTGGTACTTTTAAAATGCAATTGTATGGAGAAGGAGGTCATTACGGATTATTAGCATCCGAATGGGGTGGCTGGGATTTAAAAAAAGCAAATAATGGTGAGTTAACTATATATGTAAGCGGCACAGGACAAACCGCAATACATACTGGAAACTACAGCTCTTACGCTCTACCACTCTCTGGTGGTACAATGAGTGGTACTTTAACCTTAACAGGAGGTAGCGGAAGTGCTGGAACTGGACTTCAACTATATGAGACTGGGGTTCATCAATATCCTCAAGTATACTCTAATGGTAATTATGAAGCCATGTGGAACTACAGGAATAGCGGTTCACAATGGTATGTTGGTATAAGAACTTCATCTCAATTATTAGGTACAACAGGATTTCATTTTTACAATACAACTTCTGGACAAACCGTTGGTGGTTTTGATGTTAGCGGAAATGGATATGCTATTGGCTCTTACAGAGCTCCAATATTCTACGACTCAAATGATACATCATATTATGGAGATTTTGCTTCTTTAACTGAGACTTTAAAGATTAGATCAGGTAAAAATCATCAAGTAAATGCTGTAAGATGGGATACATCATTTTATGTTGCTCAATCACAACATTACTATGGTCATAGTAGTACTCAGACAATGTATCTAGGAGAAAACAACACTATAAATATTAATAGTATAGGAATAGCTAGTTCTTCACTAAGAGCCCCTATATTTTATGACTCAAACGATACTAACTATTACATTGATGCAAATAGTACTTCACGCTTAAACATAATCCAAGGAACTGAAATATACAGTCATTCTTGGCTTAGAAACCACAACGCTAACACTGGTTTATACAACCAAGCTACTGTAACACATTGGTACAGTGATGCTCAGGGTTATTTCAACATAGGAGGAGGAGCTGGAGGTCAAGGTATTAAACTTAGAGATAATCATAATTCTACTGTTCGTGGTATCTTATATTATGATACGAGTGGTAATTTTGGTTTTTTAAATTCAGGAAGTAGTTGGAGAATAAAGTGCGTGGGTGGTGATTATGTTGAGTACGATGGGTCATCAATAAGACCAAGACTTATGTATGATTTAAATAACACTGGATACTATGTTGATCCAGCAAGTACTAGTAATATATATACACTCCAAACTGCTAACTATATAAAATTGACAGATAGTGATGGTTACATATATGGAGGTTCAATAAGTACTAGAAGTGGAGCAAGAGCGATACACATAGGATATAGTGGTACTTGTATTTTTCAAGGAGAAAGAACCGATGGTAGTTCATCAGCTTTCATAGTAGCAGCCTCAAGTACTCAAACATATTTTTACTCTAGAGTATCTGGAGGAAGTACTGTTGGAAGACGATTTTTATTTATGCAGGGTAATACTCTAGCATTTGCTTGTGAGGCAAGTAGATATGTAACCTTCTACAATGGTCATGGTAACTCATCTGATCGATTATTCAAGAAAAATATAGAGGATAGTAGCTATGGTTTATCAGAAGTAAATAGTTTAAAACCAAGAAGATTTTATTGGAAAGATGAAACTAAATCTAAAGTAAAACAAATAGGTTTTATTGCTCAAGAACTTGAAGAGGTACTGCCAGAAGCAGTTCGTGGGCATGAGGGCAATAAATCAATAATGGATAATAGTTTGATTCCAGTACTTACAAAAGCAATTCAAGAATTATCACAACAAATTACCGATCTAAAAGCAGAGGTCGAATTATTAAAACAATAAAACAATGGCAACAACATATACATGGACTATAACAGGACTTAAAAAAGCACCATCGCTAAATGGATTAGATGATGTCGTAACAGGAATTAAGTTTAAATACAAGGGAGTTGATTCTGATGGGAACGAGGGAGTTTTTGATGGAGCAGTTCCAGTTGGAGCACCTAATTCAGATAGCTTCATAGCTATAGATAAATTAACGGAGGCTGAAATAATTGAATGGGCAAAAGCAAATCATCCTGTAGATCATATGCAAGAGATGATTGCAAAAATTATTGAAGATAAAAAAGCACCTAAGAGCGATGATTATACACCTACTTGGGTAAAGGAGGAAGATTTGGACGAAGCACCTAGACCAGAAACAGATTAATATGGCTATATCATACGAATTATCAATAAAAAATATCGATGCAGCACCTACAGAGGGTGACTTACAAGATGTAGTGAAAATTATTCACTATATGTATACTGGCAAAGAGACTATTGATAGCGAAGATTTTCATGGATATGCTATAGGTGCAGTAGAAATTAACGCACCTAGCTCTGATTCATTTACATCATTTGCTGACTTAACTGAAGAACAAGTTACGGCTTGGGTAGAACCAAAGTTAGACTTAGTAAGCATTAAGGCTGATATAGCCTCTCAAATAAAAACACAAAAAAATCCACCAACAGTAGTAAAATCAAATCCTTGGGGTGGTGAGGATGAAATTTAAACAAAAAACAATGGTGATAGCATATACATGGAACTGTAAAACAGTTGATACATATCCTAAGAAGGATGATAAAGCAGACGTAATCTTTAATGTACACTGGAGACTAACTGGTGTTGATGATACGGAAGATAAGAATACAGGAGATTCTTATGGAGTAGTCTCTTTAGATACTGAGGATTTGAGTACCTTTACAGCTTTCGCTGATATAACTGAAGAAGATGTAATTGCTTGGGTGCAAACAGCACTCGGTGATGAGCAAGTTGAATCTATTAGAAATAGCATCAATGCTCAGATAGCAGAGAAAATCACGCCAACAGTAGTAACAAAAACAATTGGTGTGTAATACCTATTTATAAGTAAATTAAATTTAATCATATAAAACAAAGTAAAATGGAAGATATAGTATTAAAAATTAAAGAAGACGAGTTAAAAGAACTACAAGGTAGGGTCAATATAATTAATCAAGGTCAATTACAGATTGGACAGTTGGAAACTCAAAAGCATAACATGCTTCATGAGTTAGCTACTAGCCAAACAGTGTTGAAAGAAATACAGGATAAGTTAGAGAAAGAGTATGGTAAAGTATCTATCAATATTCAAGATGGAACTTATGAACCAATTAAAGAAGATGAGCAGCAAGCTAATACGTAAAATTAGTATTGGTAAAGATTATAAAAATGAAGCTATGCATTACTCCGTGGGCCAAGAGGTCTACGGAGGGCATACAATTTGTAATATTATAGAAGAAGACGATAAGTACAGTATCTATATCAAGAAAGAAAAAGATGTTTTGATATGGAAAGACTTTAATAAAAATATGGCTGTATCTGTTGAGTATAATCTACAGTATTAATGAAGAGTATTTATGATTTTATAATCGAACCAAAGAATACTAGATACAACAACACTAAGAAAGTTGGTGATAAAGAACTTGTATTAAATACAGAGATTTTTAATCATCAATACGTTAGTAGAGAAGCAGTTATAAAACATTTACCATTAGCTATAGAAACTGAATTACAAGTAGGTGATGAGATTATAGTTCATCATAACGTATTTAGAAGATGGCATAACGTGCACGGTGAAGAAAAAAATAGTAGAAGTTTTCTAGATGAAAACACTTATTGTGTTAGGGAGGATCAAATCTTTTCTTACAAAAGAAATAATAAGTGGTACGCTATAAAAGGGTTTTGCTTTGTAAAGCCCATACATCAAGACGGTAAATTTGATATTGATAAGGAGAAACCATTAACAGGTGTTATGAAACTAACTAACGATGAGTTAATTAGTTACGGTATAAACAATGGTGATCTTGTAGGATTTCTACCTAACAGTGAATATGAATTTGTAATAGATGGTGAAAGACTATACAGAGTTATGACTAATTTTATTTCAATCAAATATGAATATCAAGGAAACGAAGAGGAATATAATCCAAGCTGGGCAAGTAGCAGTTGAGGAATTAATTAAGGTAGCCAAGGAGGCAATAGTTGATTCAGATGACGATATATCTGCTGATAGACTAAAGAATGCAGCAGCGACTAAGAAACTAGCTATCTTTGATGCATTTGAAATACTTAATAGAATACAAGAGGAAGAGAATATATTAGAAAATAAAGTACCTGTTGATACAGATAAGGATGTATCGTTTGGTGGCTTTGCTGAAAGGAGGTCTAAATAATGTACGAACAAACTTTATATGAGGTTATAGAACCAATAAAGAAAAGTACTATATCTAGACTCAACAGAACCAAGAAATGGAATTACGGTTATAACAAAGAGCATGATGTTGTTGTTATTAGTAAGACAGGCAAAATCGGCGATGTGTATAGCATACAAGGATTAAAAATTGCTTTGCCAAAAGCTGAAGCTATAGTAAAGTTTAAAAGCAACAAGTTCGAACCAAAAGAATATCCTAAGGAATTAAGTAAAATTAAAACCATATTTGATTGGAAAGAATATCCTAACGACTTTAAAGAGAGATACATAGAATATATAGAAGATGAGTTCAAAATTAGAGATGAAGGCTTATGGTATTATAACAACAATATTTCTACTTATATTACTGGCTCTCATTACATGTACTTGCAGTGGAGTAAGATTGACGTCGGGAAACCAGACTTTCGCGAGGCCAATAGATTATTCTATATATTTTGGGAAGCCTGTAAGGCCGATGTACGATGTTATGGAATGTGTTACCTTAAGAATAGACGGTCAGGGTTCTCTTTCATGGCGAGTGGTGAAACCGTTAACCTGGCAACAATATCCAGTGATGCACGCTACGGGATTTTGTCCAAGTCTGGTCCCGATGCTAAAAAGATGTTCACTGACAAAGTCGTGCCAATATCCGTCAACTACCCGTTCTTCTTTAAACCGATCCAAGACGGTATGGATAGACCTAAAACAGAGCTTGCTTTCAGAGTCCCAGCATCAAAACTTACAAGACGGAGTATCACGAGTACTGACAAACCAGAAGATCTACAAGGCTTGGACACAACCATCGACTGGAAGAACACGGGTGATAACTCCTACGATGGAGAGAAACTCAAACTCCTCGTTCATGATGAATCAGGGAAGTGGGAAAGGCCGAACAACATACTCAATAACTGGCGTGTCACCAAAACAACGTTAAGATTAGGTAGTAGAGTAATAGGTAAATGTATGATGGGATCCACGTCTAATGCTTTAGACAAAGGTGGTGAGAATTTTAAGAAACTATACAGAGATTCCAACGTAGAAAAAAGAAATAAAAACGGGCAAACAAGTTCTGGTCTTTATAGTTTGTTTATTCCAATGGAGTGGAACTATGAAGGATTTATAGATGAATATGGTTACCCTGTTTTTGATACACCAGACAATGAGGTAAAAGGACCTTTTGGTGAATACATAGACATTGGTATATTAGAGCATTGGCAAAATGAAGTTGATGGTTTAAAAAATGATCCAGATGCATTAAATGAATTTTATAGACAGTTTCCTAGAACAGAGGAACACGCGTTTAGAGATGAAACTAAGAATAGTATATTTAACTTAACTAAAATATACGAACAAATAGATTATAATGAAGACATATCAGGATCTTCAGTAGTTAACACAGGCAGTTTTCAATGGGTTAACGGTATTAAAGATTCACAAGTTATATTTTATCCAGACCCAAAAGGTAGGTTCAAAATAAGTTGGATACCACCTGCTCACTTACAAAATAGAGTTGTTGAACGTAACGGTTATAAGACACCGGGCAACGAGCATATGGGTGCATTTGGATGTGATAGTTATGATATTTCGGGGACGGTCGACGGGCTAGGTTCCAAAGGAGCACTGCATGGACTCACCAAATTTTCCATGGAAGATGCTCCTCCTAATCACTTTTTCTTAGAATACATTGCTAGACCTCAGACTGCTGAGATGTTCTTTGAAGATGTTTTGATGGCATTAATATTTTATGGTATGCCAATACTAGCTGAGAATAACAAACCTAGACTTTTATATTATTTAAGACGTAGAGGTTATAGAGGTTATTCTATGAACAGACCTGATAGAAGTTGGAACAAATTATCTACTACAGAAAAAGAGATTGGTGGCATACCCAACTCTAGTGAGGACATTAGGCAAGCACATGCAGCAGCTATTGAGATGTACATACAAGAACACGTTGGTTTAAAAACTAATGGCAACTACGGCGATATATATTTCAATAGAACATTAAATGATTGGTCTAGATTTGATATAAATAATAGAACAAAATTTGATGCAGCAATAAGTTCAGGTTTAGCTGTTATGGCTTGCAATAGAAATTTATATGCACCTAATGTTAAAAGAGAAAAACAAAATATAAATATTAGCTTTTCAAGATATAAAAACGAAGGAAGCTCATCAACAATAATAAAGTAAAAATATGGCCGAGTCAATTAACAAAAATTTATTTCCTAGTCAAACGGTAAGTGATATTGAAAAAGTTAGCTTTGAGTATGGACTTGAAGTTGGTAAAGCTATTGAAAACGAATGGTTTGGATCTGAATCAGGCACTAACAGGTTTAAAAGTAACGAAACTAGTTTTCATAGGTTAAGATTATACTCTAGAGGTGAACAATCTATACAGAAATATAAAGATGAATTATCTATAAATGGTGATTTATCTTATCTAAACCTAGACTGGAAGCCAGTACCTATTATAACTAAATTTGTTGATATAGTTGTTAATGGTATATCAGAGAGAACATATGATATAAAAGCTTACTCTCAAGATCCCTATGGATTACACAAGAGAACTAAATATATGAAAGATATATTAGTTGATATGAGAACAAAGGATATGACTAAGTTTGTTTTTGATCAAACAGGTGTAGATACATCTAATACAACAGAAGAAGAATTACCTGGATCAAGAGAAGAACTGGATTTACACATGCAATTATCTTACAAGCAATCTGTTGAGTTAGCAGAAGAACAGGCTATAAATACTATTTTAGATAAAAACAGATATGAATTAACTAGAAAAAGAGTTAATCAAGATTTAACAGTTATTGGTATAGGTGCTGTTAAAAATACTTTTTCTAAATCAGAAGGAGTTAAGGTTGAATATGTTGATCCATCAAACCTTGTTTATTCTTATACAGAGTCTCCTTATTTTGAAGACATATATTATGCTGGTGAAGTTAAGGTTATACCTATCAATGAGTTAAAAAAAGAATTTCCAGAACTATCAGAAGAAGATCTTAGAGATATAATGGAACAACCTCACTCTAAGAAAAATGGTTATAGTAGAACGCACTTAAACGATAGTTACGTAGATAGAAACCAAATAGAAGTTTTATATTTTAATTATAAAACTTATATGAATGAAGTTTATAAAGTTAAAACAACTGGGTCAGGTGCTAGCAAGGTTATAGTAAAAGATGATACTTTTAATCCTCCAGAAGAACTATTAGATGAAAACTTTGAAAAAGTATCTAGATCACTAGAGGTTTTATATGAAGGAGCTTTGGTTTTAGGTACTAAAAAGTTATTAAAATGGGAGATGGCTAAAAACATGATGAGGCCAAAAAGTGATAGTTCAAAAGTTAAAATGAATTATTCTATAGTAGCTCCCAGAATGTATAATGGTAAAATAGAGTCTTTAGTTGGTAGAATAACTGGTTTTGCTGATATGATTCAGTTAACTCATCTTAAGTTACAGCAGGTTATGTCTAGAATGATACCTGATGGTGTTTATTTAGATGCTGATGGTATAGCAGAAGTTGATTTAGGTAACGGAACAAACTACAATCCTCAAGAAGCACTAAATATGTTTTTTCAAACAGGTAGTATTATAGGCAGATCTCTTACATCTGAAGGTGATATGAATCCAGGAAAAGTGCCTATACAAGAAATAGCAAGTGGTAATGGTGGGGCTAAAATGCAGAGTTTAATACAAACTTATAACTATTATCTACAAATGATAAGAGATGTAACTGGATTAAACGAAGCTAGAGATGGTAGTATGCCAAGTAAAGATGCTTTAGTAGGTATTCAAAAGCTAGCAGCTGCAAATTCTAACGTTGCAACAAGACATATACTAGATGCTGGTTTATTTTTAACATCTGAATTAGCTGAAGGACTTTCTCTTAGAATATCTGATATAATAGAATACTCACCTGCTAAACAAGCTTTTATACAAAGTATAGGAGTACATAGTGTAGCAACGCTGGAAGAAATTTCTAACTTGCATCTACATGACTTTGGTGTATTTATAGAACTAACACCTGATGAAGAGGAAAAACAGATGTTAGAAAACAATATACAAGTTGCTGTAGCGCAGAAAGGTATAGATCTTGAGGATGCTATTGATCTTAGAGAAATAAAAAATATAAAACTAGCTAATCAATTATTAAAAATTAGAAGAAAGAAAAAACAAGAAAGAGATCAATTAATACAACAACAAAATATTAATGCACAGGCAGATGCAAACGCTAGATCTCAAGAAGCAGCTGCTCAATCTGATATAAGAAAGCAACAATCTTTAGTAGCTATAAATACAGAATTAGAGCAGGTTAAATCTCAATTAGAGTCTAAAAAAATGAATCAGGAAGCTCAGTTAAAAAAGCAATTAATGCAACTAGAATTTCAGTTAAACATGCAACTGCGAAAAATGGAAGTTGAAGCTACTAAAGGTAAAGAAACTCAGAAAGAAGACAGAAAAGATGAAAGAACTAAAATACAAGCAAGTCAACAATCAGAGTTAATAGATCAAAGAACTAATCAAAAACCTCCTAAAAACTTTGAATCATCAGGTAATGATGTGATGAAAGGTGGTTTTAATATGGGTGCTTTTGATCCTAAGTAATTTTTTTTAAATTTTTTATTATATTATATTATGGCTAAGAAAAAAGAACAACTAGAAGAGGTTGTAGACACTACAACTGAAAATAAAGAAGTACAAGTAAAAGATGAGGTGGTTGATAAAGAACCTGAATTTAAGGTTAAGAAAAAACCATCTATGAAAAAACAAAAAGAAGAAACTATTAAAATAGATCTTAGGGAGATTAAGAAATCTCAAGAAGATGTGATTACTAAAGAAGAGCAAAAAGAAGAAAATGCAACAGAAAAACCAGAAACATCCGATGGATCATCAGCACCAATCGAAGAGTTGGGAAAACAAGATGCCACAGATCAAGCCTCAGAAGAAAATAAAGAACAAGTTTCCAAGGATGAGCAAGACAGCGTTCTCGAGGAGATAACTGACGAGGAAGTAAAAGAACAAACAGAAGAACTAATCGATGAGGTTAAGGAAGCTGTAGAAGAACAAAAACAAACTGGAGAAGATTTACCTGAAAATATACAGAAGGTTGTTGACTTCATGAAAGAAACTGGAGGAAGCTTAGAAGATTATGTTAAGCTAAATCAAGATTACACCTCTTTAGATCAAAATCAATTATTAAAAGAATATTACAAATCAACAAAGCCTCATTTAGATAATGATGAGATTGATTTTTTGATGAATGATAATTTTTCTTATGATGAAGATATTGATGATGAAAGAGATATTAAAAGAAAAAAATTAGCATTAAAAGAGCAAGTAGCTAATGCTAAAAGCCATCTAGACGGGTTAAAGTCTAAATATTATGAAGATATCAAAATGGGTTCTAAGTTAGCACCTGAGCAGCAAAAAGCAATTGATTTCTTCAATCGTTATAATAAAGAGTCAGAAAATAATACTAAGATAGCTGAAAAGCAAAAATCATTATTTCAAAAGAAAACTAATGAAGTTTTCTCTAACGAATTCAAAGGTTTTGAATATAATGTTGGTGAAAAGAGATATAGATTTAACGTGAAGGAAGCTGATAAGGTTAAGAGTACCCAGAGTGACATTAATAATTTTGTTAGAAAGTTTCTAAACGATAAGAATGAAATGTCAGATGCTAAGGGTTATCATAAATCTTTATTTACAGCAATGAATCCAGATGCTATTGCAAGCCATTTCTACGAACAAGGTAAAGCTGATGCTTTAAAACAAAGTATAGCCAAGTCTAAGAACATCGATATGAATCCAAGACAAGATCTTGCTGGTTCAGTTAATTCTAGTGGATTGAAGTTTAAAGTGTTAGGTGATGATTCTTCTAAATTAAAATTTAAGTTTAAAAAATAAAAACATACAACTATGTCAATAACAAGCGCAGCTGGGCCCGACGCGGCACCACGCAAACAAACACTATCAACTAACTATCTTGATTTCACAGATGGTTCAACTGGTTGGGAACAACAGTACCTACCAGATTTAATGGAAAAAGAAGCTGAGATTTATGGAAAAAGGACAATTTCTGGATTTTTATCTCAGATTGGAGCTGAAGAAGCCTCGCAGTCAGACAGTGTAGTCTGGTCAGAGCAAGGTAGACTACACTTGGCTTATAAAGCAGCAGTAGTATCCGCAGCTGGTAATACAATAGATATCACACACGACGTAGATGGAAACGGTGTAACAACTGATCACGGTATTAGAGTGGGTGATACAGTAATGATTTCTGATGGTAACATAACTATAAAAGCTTATGTTTCAGTTAGAACTGCAGGTGCTGCAAGAATAACTGTTCTTCCTTACGGAATAGCAAATTTAGGTACTGGATCTGCTTTTGCTGATAGTGCTGTCGTTCATCTATTAGTATTTGGTTCTGAATTTAATAAAGGAACAGATGGAAGAGATTCAGCTAATGCTCCTCAGTTTAAGAGTTATTCAAATAAGCATCTTATTATGAAGGACTTCTATGAAGTTTCTGGTTCTGATACATCAGCCATTGGTTGGGTTGAGGTTACTGGAGAAGAAGGTCAGTCAGGATACTTATGGTACTTGAAAGCTGAAGGTGATACTAGAGCTAGGTTTGCTGATTATCTTGAAATGTCTATGATGGAAAGTGAGCTAAATGATGTAACTGCCGGAGCAATCGGTGGTACTGATAAAGGCGCTGGAGAAAGTGGTACTGAAGGATTATTTGCTGCTATTACAGCTCGTGGCCATGTGACTACTGACGTAAATAATACTGGAAGTGGATCAGCTGCAGCTAATTTAGGTAATTTTGATTCTATTTTAGCTACTTTTGATTCACAAGGTGCTATTGAAGAGAATATGATGTTCTTGAACCGATCAACAGCACTTTTAGTTGATGACATGTTAGGTGGAGTAAATGCTCACGTTGCTAATGGCACTTCTTTTGGAGTTTTTGATAACTCTGAAGACATGGCATTAAATCTTGGTTTTTCAGGTTTCCGTAGAGGATCTTATGATTTTTATAAGACTGATTGGAAGTATTTGAATGACAAGGGAACTAGAGGATTTATTAATGCAAACTCTGGCACAGGTGCTATTCGTGGTGTAATTGTACCAGCTGGTACTTCTACTGTTTATGATGAGCAACTAGGAAAGAATTTAAAACGTCCTTTCTTGCATGTTCGTTATAGATCTTCTGAGACCGATGACCGTAAACTTAAGACTTGGGTTACTGGTTCTGTTGGAGCACAAACTTCTGGAAAAGATGTAATGGAAGTACATTACCTCTCTGAAAGATGTTTGGTTACTCAAGGGGCTAATAACTTCATGTTAATTAAATAACAAACAATTATTATAATAATTACCCTCGTCTAATGGATGAGGGTAATTTTTACACTTATTATATTATATCATATTATGGCTAAAAAACAAGTAATTAAAGAATCATCGGTGGATACTGGTGTTCTTGAGCAAGAACTACCTATTAGAAAAACAAAAGAAGTTAATAGAAACTCTTGGGAAATAAAAGATAGGCAATATATATTAAAACATAATTTATCACCCTTGACATATGCAATGAAAACTAGTGGTATATACTGGTTTGATGAAGAAAAGGGTTATGAAAGAGAATTAAAGTATACTATAAATCAAAAAACACCATTTGTTGATGAAATGAAAGGTGATCATTTGTTAGGTAGAATAGTATTTGAAAATGGAGTATTATTTGTTTCTAGAGAAAAAACTACTCTTCAAAAACTACTATCACTTTACCACCCACAAAAAGACAGTGAATTTGAAGAATTTATACCTTCAAAAATAGCACAAGACGAATTAGTAGATCTAGAAATGCAAATTGATGCTTTAAACGCCGCTAAGAACTTAGACATAGATATGGCTGAAGCTGTTATGCGTGTAGAGGTTGGATCTGAAGTTGATAAGATGAGTTCTAAGGAGCTTAAGAGAGATTTACTGCTGTTTGCTAAGTCAAACCCAGATTTGTTCTTAGAGTTGGTTTCTGATGATAATGTTCAATTAAGAAACTTTGGTATAAAAGCTACTGAAAGTGGTATTATTAATCTATCACAAGATCAAAGAAATTTTACTTGGGGTAGTAATGGAAGAAAAATTATGACTGTTCCTTTTGATGAACATCCATATTCTGCTTTAGCAGCTTTCTTTAAAACAGATGAGGGTATGGAAATATACTCTAATATTGAGAAACGATTAAAGGAGTAACATCCATGTAGAAGTTAGGTCATCTATAATGGTGACCTAACTAATACAAAATAAAAAATTATGGCAGTAAATATAGATACGGTATATCAAAGAGTATTGGCTATGTCTAATAAAGAACAAAGAGGTTATATAACACCTTTAGAGTTTAACTTGTTAGCTAACCAAGCACAATTAGATATTTTTAATCAATACTTTTATGATTTGGGTCAGTTGAGTAGATTACCAACTTATGAAAATGAGTACTCTGATTCTGTAGATTTACTAGAAGAAAAAATGGAGATATTTAAAGTCTTCAAAAACCCTGTTGTATCTAATGATATTAGTGATACTAATACTATAACTAAAGAATCTAATATATATAAATTAGGTGAGGTTTATTATACTGTTAGTGGTATTGATTATGAAGTTGAAGAGGTAACTAAAAAAGAGTTAACAAATATACATCTATCTCCATTAACTCATCCATCAGCAAAAAGACCAATATTTATAGATAAAACATCTACGTCTATTCAGGTATTTCCATCTACATTAACCATGACAAATCTGTCATATAATTATATTAAAAAACCAATTGAGGTTTCTTGGGGATATACTATAGTGGGTGGTGAAACTTTAAATAATGCTAACAATAGTGTTAGTTTTGAATTACACGAGTCAGAAGAAACTGTTTTAGTTATTAAAATATTAACTTTAGCTGGCGTTGTTATAAAAGATCCTAGTTTATACCAAATATCTTCTCAAGAAGAAATAAAGAATGTACAACAAGAAAAAGCATAATAAATGGGATTATTAGGAACAACAACTCAAGAATCATACTATAATCAATCGCAAACATTCACTGGTGATAGTACAACGTTTGCTTTTACATTAAATACATTACATTTTGATCCTTTACCTTCTGCAAAATCTGATTTTGAAGTTTTTATAAGTGATAAATTAATAAACCCAGCTAATTACTCATATGTGGCTAATACTGGAGTATTAACGTTTTTGTTTGCTAGTATTAATTTAACACTACAAGTAGCGGTAAATAATAATGCTAATGCAGCTCCTATAACAAATAATAAGATATTAGTAAGACAAGTTGGTGCAAGCGAACAATATGGTAATTACCAGTTTATAGGTATAGATGATGTTATAAGTAACTTTATTGTATCCTATGTGGGTGAAGACAAAATAGTTACAAAAGTTAAAAGATCTGACATAGCATTTCATGCTCAAAGAGCAATACAAGAGTTTAGTTATGACACTTTTAAATCAACTAAATCTCAAGAAATAGAAATACCTCCATCACTCACAATGCCACTACCTCAAGACTATGTTAATTATGTAAAATTAACATGGAAAGACTCGTCTGGTGTTGAAAGAATAATATATCCTACTAGAAATACTAGTAATCCATTAGCTATATTGCAAGATTCTAATTTTAAATATATATATGACAGTGCTGGAAATCTTCAAAAATCATTTGATTCAACAACTTGGGATACTTATAAATCAGGTGGAATTAAGTCAAGTGCTGAAGAGGATAAAAATAATTTAAATGCTATAGATCAACCTTTGTCAGGTAAAAAATTTGGTTTAACACCTGAATATGCTCAGTTAAATGGATCTTTTTTTATAGATCCGCTTAAAGGTGTTATGTATTTTAGCTCTGGTATAGCATATAAAACTGTAACATTAAAATATATAACTGATGGTCTCGGAACCGATAGCGAGATGGTTATACATAAGTTTGCAGAGGATGCAATGTATAAATATTTAATACATGCCATAGTTGCAACTAAATCTAATGTACCTGAATATCTGGTTAATAGATTAAAGAAAGAAAAGTTTGCTTCTAAAAGAGTTGCAAAACTTAGACTATCTAACCTCAAGTCCGAGGAAATAACTCAAATAATGAGAAATAAATCAAAGCAAATTAAACACTAAAATATGCCGGAATTAAAACATCACTTTCGTAAAGGTCGTATGAATAAAGATCTTGATGAGAGGCTGTTGCCTAATGGAGAGTATAGAGATGCTCAAAATATAGAGATAGCTACATCTGATGGATCCAACGTTGGAACCGTGCAAAACGTAATAGGTACTAGTTTAAAGACTGGAAAGTATTACAATCCAATTACAAAAGTACTTGACAAATGGACCGCAGACTCAAATTATTTTGATTTGCATAATCCCTTTTGTGTTGGGCATATAGTAGACACTCAAAATGATAAAGTTTATTGGTTTATAACTTACTCATACACAAACATAGATAGTAGTAGTATTAATACCGCAAGCGCAATACTTGAATATAACGATATAACAGATGAAATTCAGCCAGTACTTGTTGATGTAAAAAACATACTTAATTTTAGTAAAGACAACTTAATAACAGGCATTAATATCATAAATGGACTGTTATTGTGGACTGACAACAAAACAGAACCTAAAAAAATAAATATAAAAACTTTTAAAGCAGGTTGTACTGTTAATGGAGCTGCTCAATTTGAAACACATACTAAGTATCCAGTGTTAAATACAGCAGAAGAAGGCTTTAGCTTAAATAATTTTTCTGATTTTATAGAATCAGATATTACAGCTATTAAGCTTTCACCAAACTATGCACCAAAAATATCTTTTAGCTCTTCAAAAAGAACTGGACTAGGTACAACAACAAGACCTTTATCAAGTAATATCGCTTCTTTTACCTCTACTGGAAATAGTGATACAGTTAATCTAAAACCAGGTGATATAATTACTATAAATTTAAATATTCAAGGTGATTATCGTCTTAAAGATAGACTAAAGTTGACTCATGAAGTTGAAGATCCCATAAATGGTGATAAATACTACGAAATAACAGTGTCCATAGTTGATGAAGAAAATAATTTTAAAACATTAAAAGCTAGTATACAATCAATACCAGATGAAGTTCCTTTTGGTACTAAAAAATGGGATATTTCTCTTAAGGAAGACGAGCCTTTATTTGAGAATAAATTTGTAAGATTCTCACATAGATGGAAATATATAGACGGAGAGTATTCAACACTATCTCCATTTTCTGAAATTGCTTTTCTTCCATCTGAATTTAAGTATAAATCTTCTGATGGATTTAACGTTGGAATGATAAATACAACAAGAATATTAACATTAGATAGTATAGAAAAAATAGCTAATGGTGTTGTTGAGGTAGAGCTTTTATACAAAGAATCTAATAATGATAACATATTTGTAGTTGATAGAATAAAAGCAGAAGACGTTGAATCTAAGTTTCCATATAATATAACTAACGAAATAGTAGGTGATATAATAGAGTCTAATCAAATACTTAGACCTTGGGATGCTATTCCATTAACAGCTAAATCTCAAGAAATAAGTTCAAATAGAGTATTATATGGTAATTACAAACAAGGTTATAACATAGATAATACTAGACTTCCTGATATTTTCACTAAAATAATATCTAATAAAATATCAACAATTGGGTATCCAGAAAAATCATTAAAATCACAAAGAACATATCAAACAGGTGTTGTTTATTTAGATAAATATGGTAGAGAAACACCAGTATTTACAAATAAAGATGCAGCTGTTAAGGTACAAAAAAGTGATGCAGATAAAAAAAATTCATTAAAATGTAGATTAAGTAACTTAGCTCCTGCTTTTGCTACTCACTTTAAGTATTTTATAAAAGAAAGTTCTAGCGAATATTATAATCTAGCTTTAGACAGGTTTTATTTAGCTGAAGACGGCAATGTTTGGCTTTCGTTTCCTTCTTCGGAAAGAAATAAAATAACAGTAGATTCTTACATCTACCTTAAAAAGCAACACGACAAAGATACATTTGTAAGCGAACCGGGTAAATATAAAATATTAGATATATCAAACGAAGTACCTAGTTATATATCTGAAGAGTTAAAATCTTTATCCGTGGCTACTGTTAAAAGTATTTATAATAATGGATTAAACAATGAACCAAGGGTTAAGTCTATAAGTTTTCAATTTTTAGGTCCTACCGATGTAGAAAATCCTACTTTTTATAGAAGTTTTAATTCTGAAAATTCTATAGCAATAACAACATCTAATGGTATAACGAAAAAGTATGATATTAAAAAAGGTGGAGGAACAGGAAAAACTGATGCTAATGGTTTAGAGATATATCAAGTAGAGCTAAAAAACTCTTTTGATGAATCAGAAAGCGAAACGCTGTTAGCCACTAGTTCTGAAGAAGGTACAACATCTGTTTTTTTAAACAGTAATGGCAATGGTGGTGAAGAATATAGTATAAATATATTTGGTAAGACCAAAAAAAATAAGTCGGAATTTTTTGGAAGATTTTTTGCTAAAATAAATAGAGACAACTTATTTGATACTTCAATTGTAGAAACATTTCCTTCAGTAGTAACTGAATATGTAATAGTTAGAGATCAACAAATAGTAGAAGCTGCTTCAAGTGATCCCCAAGGTGACAAAAAAAGTAGTAAGTCAGAATTTTGTTGGACAGATCCAAAAGGTGCGGGTGATGTAAGTAATACACCGAGACATCCAGAATTAGGAGGAAATAGTTTTACTATATATTTAGCTGGAGTTGATCTTCCTGGAGACAAAGACACTAGTCATCAACCAGATTTTACTGTTAACGCTTTTGAAAAAGAACTAACTCAAAATAAAAGTACTATAATACAATTTCAAAATGAGGCAGGAGAAGTTGGAAGTCCTTATAGAGTTAAAAGTGCTACAGTAGAGCATAACTATAGACATAAAAATAATTCAAGAAAAAAAAGAACAGCTGGTAAAAGAAGAAACTATACTATTGAATTTGAAAAAGTAGATGGTATTACAAAAACCTACGATGACGACTTTAGATATAATATTACTGGAGCTAATGAACTTAAGGGAAGAATAACTCAAATAAATATACTAAGAAAATTAGTTTCAACTGAAAGTTTAGATGAGACTGATATATCTTCTGATAATCCAGCAATATTTGAAACTGAGCCACTAGAGTCTATTGACATAGACATATATAATGAAGCTACGAGTGCAATACCTATATTAAAAACTGGTTTAAAAGTAACTACTTTAGCGGGTCAAACTGGTATAGCAAATAATACAATTGTTAGCTTTTATTCTTCAAGCAAAAATAAAATAATATTATCCCCATTAAATAATGGTAGTTTATTAGCTGGCCAAACTCTAGTATTTACAGCAGCAGATGATTCATATTCTTTCAATATAAAAATAGGTGAAACTGCTTACAATGCAAACGCAGCTTCTATTATTATAGCTGAAAATCAAGTACATGGCCAAGAACATACTCTAGATTGGTTTAATTGTTATAGTTTTGGGCAAGGAGTAGAGTCTAATAGGTTAAGAGATGATTTTAATGCTATGACTATAGACAAAGGGCCTATAGTGTCAACAGTATTAAATGAAAAATACAAAGAAGAAATAAAACCAAGTAGTATTATATATTCAGGCATATTTAATTCTACTGGTGGCGTTAATAGGTTAAATCAGTTTTTAATGGCTGAGAAAATAACTAAGGATTTAAATCCAGAGTATGGTAGTATACAAAAACTACACGTAAGAGATACTGATTTAATAGCTTTTTGTGAAGATAAAGTTTTAAAAATATTAGCAAATAAAGATGCTTTATTTAATGCTGATGGAAATCCTAATTTACTTTCAACAAATAGAGTATTAGGCCAAGCAATACCTTATTTAGGTGAGTTTGGAATATCTAAAAACCCTGAATCTTTTGTATCTCACGCTTATAGGATTTATTTTTCTGACAAAGCTAGAGGAGCTGTTTTAAGGCTTTCTAGAGATGGTATAACAGAGGTATCATCCAAAGGTATGACTGATTGGTTTAATGACAATCTACTGTTGTCTAATTCAATAATAGGTACATACAATGAAAAGAAAGGACTATACAATATAACACTAAGTGATTATACTTTAAGTTTTGACGAAAGAGTTGATGGTTGGACTTCTTTTAAGTCTTTCTTACCTGAAGCTGGTTTTTCTCTAAATAATAATTATTTTACATTTAAGTACGGGCGTTTGTATTGTCATAATAATACTAGAAGAAACTCTTTTTATCAACATTTGTGTGTAGAGGGAACTAGTGTTTCTAGTGGTACAACTCTTTACTTAGGCACACAACCTAGTGTTGCTAATATAAAGGTTGGAGATTATATAATAGACGAAGCTGTAAATGGAGATGTAACTGTTTCAGCTATAACAGTACCTATAATACCTGTATTTAATGAGTCAGTTAAATTCACTGGTAATGGATCTATAGTTAGTTTTAATGTTTTAGAATCTTCTGGTTTTAACGTTAGACCTTCAATACAGAAAGAAGTTGAAGTTTATATAGATGGTGTTGTAATAAATAAAGCTAGCTATAGCTATAACAATACTAACTTAAGTGATGATGTACCAAATAATCCACCTTCTTACACTTTAAGTTTTAATAACTCTAATATTAATCCTTCACTTCAAGAAAGTACTGGCGCACCTAAGAATGGTAAAACAATAATAATGGGTAGAGCTGGAGAAGAACAGTTAGTACCTAATAAAGCTTTAAATACTCAAATAACATTATCATCCAGCATAACTATAGGTAATTCAGCTAATTTAGAAATAATAACAACAGATAATTCCTCAGTAACATTATTAATTAATGATCAACCATCTATAGTTAAAGAATATAAAACTATATCTTACGAAGGAAGTAGCTCAAGATATTATACATATTCTGGAGTAATAACAAAAAACTCGTCAGGTCAATCATTATCAAGTAATATTACTATAGCAGCGGGAACTACTCTAGATAAACTCAAAAAATCGGGTTATAATTCAAACCAAATAGCAGAACTTACAACATCTTATATTAAAGGTTGGACTGGATCCTCTGTTAAAACAAATATACAATCTGGTAATGTTTTATCATTTAAAGAAAAAGAAGGTTTATGGAGTAATTTTATTACGGGAGATGTTACCTCATCTTCAAATATAGATACTAAGGAATTGTCTGTGCAAGGATTAGGTACTTTTACTCTAATGACTGGTGATACTGTTATAACTCAAAAGAAAATTACAGTATCAATGACTAATGCATCTTCTAACCATAATACAATTGTTAGTGATACTAAAGTAATATATGGAGAACCTGGTAGCGCTATTGCTAATGTTCAATTAACAATTGAACCTGTTTTAGGTTACAAAATATTTGCTTATCAAATGGGTGCTAGTGTGTTAAGAGGATCTAACGCTGTTACTTTTTTGCAAGATGGAAAAAATGTTATTGCAACTTTTAGCTTTTCCATAAATCACCCTAGCTCTGATCAATCATATGTTAATGATTTAACAGGAGTTGCAACGCCTATATACTATTCTGTTTCTGGTTTTTATAACACACATGAAACAAATACTACAACAGATTCTAGGGATTTAGGAAGATTTCAAAACAATCACGGTATATACAATACCGCTCCAATGTTAGTTTTTGCAAAAATATTTATAGCTTCGGATAATTATTTTTTCCCATCAGCTAGTAGTATTAGCGGTATTATAGAACAACAAGATGATAATGACATAAGTGGTTATACTATAACTAACAATTGGGCAACCACAACTCAAGATACTGCTCTAGGTTCTTCTAACAGTGTAAATGTAACTTTGAGTGGAACAAACAACCTCATAGAAGTAGGTATGGCTGTTACAGGTGTTAATTTAGGTAAAAATATTAGAGTTGCTGCTATAAATAACTCAAGCTTAACCTTAAGTGCCGCTAAATCAATAGAAGCTGGAACAACTTTAACTTTTACTTCTGCTAAAGTTACAGTACAGGTAAAATATGTTTTTGGAACTAATAATCCAACACAAGATGTTATAACGCTAACAGCTACTGCTGCTGAGGTTTTTGATCCTGGTGTTTCAGAACTTACTTCTTTCGATGGAACAAATAAAACAATATTAAATAAAGGAGAAGATAGAACAATGATTGTTAGTGGATCTACTGGCTATGTTTCTAAAGTTAATCCTTATTTTACTTTTAGTAATGAAGTAACTTGTACATTAGCCACGTTTTCTCAAACAACTACAAGTATTGTTCATGCTACTTTTGGTAATTTAACAGCAACACCAAGACCTAAAATGGAAATAACTGGTGCAATGTTTCCACCTGGAAGTTATATTAACTATACCAGTGTAAATAGTATTACAGGCATAATAACAGCATTTATAATACTAGGCTCAAGCGGAAATATTAGTCCAAGCATAGGTCAAAACATTTACCTTAAACAATACTGGAATGGTACAGAGTTTGTCTCTACTAAATCAATAGCGGCAGAAACAATTTTACTTCTTCCTGATTCAGGTAGATATCCTATAACTATAAAATATGACCAAAGTTCTACAACTAATAGTTTTAATTATTTTATAAGACCAATCAATGTTATTAACAATAATATTGTAAGTGGATTACTTAGTAGTGATTTTTCTGGAAGCGCAATAAACACAAGAGATAGTAATAATAATGTTGTACATGCATCTTTTCTTGTACATCAATACAAATTACCTACAATAAGTATTGTGGCTACTAACACTAATTCTACTACAGCTACTGGAACAGATTCTAATAACTATGTTAAGCTTAGAAACTTAAATGATGCAACTGTTGTTGACTCTAATGGTCATGCTTCTGGACTTGATAGTATAGTACTTAGTGCTGTTAACTCAGAGATAAAACCAGGTATGCTTGTTTTTGGTAACAATATACAAGCATATACTAGAGTAGTATCTACTAGTAGTGATGGATCTAAAACAACAATAAATATAGATAAAGTTCCTAAAAACTCTAGTTTTGCAAATGTAGCTATAGCTGATGCAGCTGAACTGACTTTTGGAGACAATGGACAATATCATGCATATGGAGAACCAGTACCAGGTTCATTTGCTTCTGAAGTATTTTTCAGAGTTATAGCAAAAGCTGAAGGAACAGCTTTATTAGCAAAAACTACCAATGCATTGCCAATAACAAATAGTGATTTAAAGCCTGAAGAATTTGAAGCATCAGTAAGTTCTTATAACACTTCTTCAAGAACATTTACTTTAACAGCTACTTTAGATTCTAATGTTGCAATAGGTATGCTAGTTTCTTCGAGCTCTTTTGATGATACTTATGTTATAAGTTCTATAAGTAGTAATTCTTTTGTGGTAAATGCAGTTGGTTTGAATGGTTCAAATCCTAATGATTTTCAAAGCAGTATAGTAGGTTCTAGTATCATTATAAATGCTAGTTTATCAGCAAATGATCCATTTTGGGATTTTAACTTTGAAGATTTAACTGAATCTCTTTCATCTACAAGTGCTGGAAATAAATATATATTACAAGGTAGAATATCTGTATCTAAATATGGAATTAATGATTTACAAATACCAATTAACTTAAATAGTATATTAACAGCAACAATAGGTAGTACTCAAAATAATAATAATGCTACTGTAACAGATATATTTATACAAAAAACATTTTCATCTAGCTTTTATATTGATTTTTTTACTTTTACGCCTAAAAAAGTTGCGGTAGGTTCATCAGGTCAAATCTCAGGTAGTGGTTCTGTTACTGGTACTTTTCATGGTAATACTATTAATATGATAGGATTAGCATTAGGACCATCAACATTGGGTTTTACTACAACTATAAATAACTTTATATTTACATCATCATTTTCTGGTAATGCTGGAAACCAATCAAGAACATTAACTTTTAATGCTGTATTCAATCTTAGTTCAACAGTATCATCAACCACTGTTTTAAGATTAAATCCTCAAATAACTCTACAAGTAGAACCTTAAAAATATGCCAGACTCAATAAGTTTAAAATTTAACAAATCAATCAATTCATCTATACAAGTCGGAGATACCATTTACAGATCAGTTATAACTGAAGACATATCTGGAGATCCCATACTTATAGGTGAATGTACTTCTATAACGTCTGTTGATAGAAATAGAGATACAGTTACTTGTAATATATCAGAAATAGCACAAAGACCTAATGCAACTGATTTTATATTATTTACAAAAGATAATAAAGCTAACTTATCTTCGCTTAAAGGATATTTTGCTGAAGTTGTTATGAGTAATGATTCGCATGAAGAAATAGAGCTGTTTGCTGTTGGATCAGAAATATCTATTAATAGTAAATAGTTGCTAAACAATGTAACTATAATAATATATGAAATCAAGTAAATTAGTTGATCCAGAAGATACTATATCAAAACTTACTACCTTTAGAGATAAAGTAGCAGAGTTAGAAAAAAAAGGTTACAATGAAAATTTATGGATGAGTGATGAAGAACAAAAGAAAACTAATCCTTTGAAACACACATTCACGGATGGTTGTTATATTAGAGAGATATTCACTCCAGCCGGTCAAATTATAGTAACAAAAATACACAAAAAAGATCATCCTTTCTTTTTAATGAGAGGAGAACTTTCTATCTTAACAGAAGATGGTGTAGTTAACCTAAGAGCACCTTATCAAGGTATAACTAAGGTTGGAACAAAAAGAGTAATATACACACATACTGATTGTATATTTACTACAGTACACGCAACTGACAAGCTAACGGTTGATGAAGTAGAAGAAGATGTTATAGCTAAGGACTTTAGTGATCCTTTAATAACAGCAAAAGAATTTGAATTATTAACAAATAAAATATAGACATATGTCCTTTGTAGCAATTGCAGCAGGTGTTGGTGCTGCCACACAAATAACGATAGCGGGAATAAAAAATAAGAAAGCTAAAGATGCTCGACAAGAAGCTGAAGAAAAAGAGCAAAAAATGATGAGGGCTTATGAATCTCTAGACACCTCTAATTTGTATGAGGGTATGGAAAATTCTATGGAGGATTTAACTATTAATCAAGAGCAAGCTAAGTTTCAACAAAATGCAATAAGAGCTAATCAAGCTGATACTTTATCAACGCTTAAAGCTTCTGCTGGTAGTTCTGGTATAGCAGCTTTAGCTCAAGCATCGCAAGGTAGAGCTAATGTAGCATCTCAGAAAGCATCTATATCTATAGGTCAACAAGAGAGACAGAATTCAATGGCGTCGGCTCAGATGGCTTCTAAGGTACAAGCTATGAAGGCTCAAGGAGCGGGGCAAGCTAGATCTTTAGAGTATGGAAAAACAAGTACAATGTTAGGTATGGCACAGCAACAATTAGCTGGTGCTAATGCACAAAAAGCAAATGCTGAAGCTGAATTAATGAGTGGAATTCAATCCGGTGTAGGTGTTATTGGTGGAGTTGCTGCAGCTAAAAAAGCAGGAGGAGATTTTGCTGAAGATTTTACTAAGTTTAATGGTGCTATTAACCAAGCTATGCCAGATATGTCAGGTTTAACATCAGCGCCTATTACAGCACCAAGCGTTGGTGTAGGCTTCCAAAATTATAATGGTAATTTACAGGCAGGGCTTATTGATCCATTTAGATCAGATCCTAAAAACAACCCATATTATGTAAATCTAGATTTTTTGAAAGACAAATAAATATTAAAAAAAATAAAATGGCTAGAAGAAGACAATTAAGTGGTGGTGGTACTAATCAAGCTTTGATAACAGGGGCAAGAGATATAGCTCAGTCAAAAGTACAAGGTGATCAACGAATGTATGATGCAATGGATGATTTTGAAAAACCATTTAATGCATTGTATAAAATGGGTCAAGAAGAAAAAGCGGCTAAAAAAGCAGTTAAAGATGCTGCTGCTAAATCCGAGCAAGATTTACAAAAACTACATGATGCTAACATAGAGAAATACATGAAAGATTTTAATAAATCATATGCTAAAATTGACCCAGAAGGATTAAATCCTGATCAAAAAGCTGTATTACATGATTATGTATCTAGTGTTAGAAATGAATACTCTGATATTATTGGTAAACTTGAAAGTGGCACTATATCTCAAGAAGAAAAAAATGAATTAAATTACAGAAAGCAACTATCACTAAATAAAATACAAAGAGTTGTTGCAGATATCAATAAAATGAGAGTAGATGCGAGTGAATTTACTGAAGAAGGCTTAAAAAACTATAGTAAAGCTAATTATGTTACTAATCCAGATCTATTTGAAACAATTAAAAATAATATTCTAGGTAACAAAAAACTTAAAATAAACGAAGATGGTGGAATTGACCAAGATTTTTCATATCAAAAACCAGCAAAAGCTGAGGCTAAGTATTTTAAAGAGCAAATTGAAAAAATAAGATTAAATGTAGGTGTGGATTATGAAAACATGATAATACCTCCGGGAAAATTTGGTGAAGATTTTTATAGTGAGCAAAAAGAAAGATTTAAAAAATCATTAGATAATAACGAAGCTTTATCTTTTATGTTTGATGATCTAGGTATAAATGGAAACGATAATGGATACTATAGATCATTAGAAAATAGATTTACAAACGAAGGCTCTGAATATCAATTACTTGAGCTTAAAATGCATAAAGACAATCTTAAGGTTGTTGATAACCCTAGTGAAAGCTATAAAAAAAATCAAGAAGAAGCTTATGAATATTTTAAGGATATTGTTGCTCAAGAGCAAGTGAATGGATTAAAGCTAAATATTAGTCAAGCTACACAAATTCATAATGCTAAGTCTCAAAAGTTTTTAGATGCTGAAGCAAAAGCTAATAATCCAGACGATCCTGGATCAGGTACTGAACTTAGTGCTAAAGATAAAAGAATTAATTTTGCCACTGAAAAAGTAAATACTGCTATTACCTCAGCTATAAGTAAATTTGATCAATCCTTTGATTTAAAGTCTGATGTAACATTTGGAAAAAATAAAAACAATAATCCAGCTTATGTTCAAAAAATTATAAATAGTCTTGACCTAGAAGAATTTAGAACTAGTAAAAAGAAAATAGTTGAACAAGAGGTTCCTGGTAAACCCAGTAAATATTGGATAATAAGCTCTGTTAATGGAAGATTTCCTACAGATTCAGAGGGCAATGTTGAATATACTGATGCTTCTGATCCTTTATTAACAAATAGTTTAAGTAGCCTTGCAAATCAACTTGTATCTCACTTTGAAGGTTCTTTTTTAAATACACCATCAATATTTCAATAAAAAAAAATATGCCAGAAAGTAAGTTTAATCCCTTAGGTATTATAGATAATATAATTGGTACTTCTTTTGATGAGGATAAATCTAGCAACAAACCTGCTATGTCTGATGAAGATATTAGAAAATCTTCAACTGAATATAAGCAGGATATTGTTAAGTTCAACAGTTTTTTAGATGATGAAGTTTTTAGTGATGAAAATTTAATGAGGTCTTATGCTGATACGGATAGTTTTGCTGATATATTTAAAGATGAAGATAAACTAGAAGAAGTTTCAGATAAAATCAGAAGATCCATAGGTATCAATCCTTGGTATATGAGAGATGTAGAGAATGATTTTAAATCTCTCAAAAAATCTGATGTAACTGAAATGATATCTAGTAGGATAGCTAAGAAAAGTGAGGATGAGTATAAATTAATAAGAGACGAAAACCTTTTTGAGGCTATAAAAGATAACGAATCATACTATGATGTAGTAGATCAAACTATTGAAGATGATGAAACTGCTAGTCCTGAAGCCATTTTAGCATCGAAATATAGAAATAGCCCAAAAACCGAAGCTGATAGAAAAGAGTATGAACAAAGTATTAACACTTTAAATAAAAAAAAATCAGAAGAAAATAAAATTAAGAAAGATTTAAATAAAGTAACATCAATGGCATCCGGTGGCGTTGGGGCTGTTGGTTTACCCGATCTAGAACAAGAGATTATAGTTTTAGATGACTTTAAAGAAGTAATAATAAGTAATTTTGGAGAAGAACAAAAAGTTACAAGTGAGGTTGAAAAACTTATTGAACTTAGAGTAAAACAAGATGAGTCAACCTTAGAAAGTCTTTATAATAGCAACGTCGAAGATAGAGTAGCTTTTAAATTAAAGGGTCGTCAAACTAGTGATTATATATCTGAAGGTGGAACTCAGTTAAATATGTTTATGCAGGGTATGGGTTATACTGGAACTAAACAAGAAGATGGTAATTTCATATATAAAGATGTTAAATATAAAGATGTATTAAAATACAGTACATATTTAAATGAATCAGATGATTCACTAAAACCTGTTACGTTTGATGGTTCAGCAGAAGATTTTGAGAAAGCTTTAGTTAAATTTAAAGATATAAATAAACAAATAGAAATAGAAAGAAAAGCTTTGAATCATGCATTCATAGAGAATAAATCGCTTAGAAACATTGAAAAGTCAGATTTAACTGAGATGGTTGATAGTGCTAGTAAATTATCTTTCTTTGGTATAGATTTAATACCTTATGGAGGCTTAGAAAGCACACCTAGAAAAGAAATAAATGCTGTTGAAAATTTATTACTTTCAGCTGGTAAAGAATTATCTCCAGAGGATAAAGAATATTCTAGAGTTGATTTTTCAGAACAATTAGCAACTGAGACACCTGGTATGGTAATGGCAATAGGAGAGTTAGCATTTTTAGGTTCGGGCAAAAATTTAGGCATGACATTAATTCCAGCTTTAGTAAGATTAAATAAAGCTGCTTCTGCTATTAGGTATACTAACAAGGCTGGTAAAATAGTTAATGTTGCTTCTAAATTAAAAAAAGGAGTAAGACCAACAAAGGAAGCTATAAAAGAATTTGCCGCAGCAGCTGGTTATACGGCAGTAAGAGCTAATCCTATAGCGGCATTTGGCAATACGTTATTGAATCTAGCTATAACAGATGTTGAATTTCAGCTTATAGGTGGTTTGGCTTCTGAAGGATCTACATTTGGTGCAACCCAACAAATCTTAGGTAAGCTTACACCTAAAACAGCTAGCAATATAGTTAATTTTTTTACAAAAATATCTAGCGGTTCTATTGGATTTGTAACTGCATCTGAAGCCTCTAAAATAGGTAGAGCAGCTGTGGATGAACTTCTTTATGATGAATCATTTACTGATTTCATGGATGAACAGTTCAACGATTATTTTGAAGGAAAAAAAGATATGAGAGATCTCTTACAAAGAGGTTTTATTAGTATGACATTTGGTGCTATGTTACCATTTAAAGATGCTAAATCTTTAGACTTTAAAACTAATGAGGGACTTGTTGAAATTAGAAATTCTTCTATAATTTTAATGGCTAAAGCTCAAAAAAATGGAAATGTAAAAGCTGAAAAGAGATACGCTGATATATATACACAAGCACAATCTAGAATTGATATAATAGCTAAGGCTGAAAGATTTTCTAATCCATTAACTTCTAAGAGAGCATATGAAGAATTATTAAAGCCTCAAGCAAATTTTTTTAAAATGCAAGGTTATAACTTGAATGTTGAAGTTATAAATAAAAAAACAGAAAGTAAAAACCAAGCTGAGTTTAAGTCTGATGGTACGGGTAAAGGAGGGACTATAACTATAAATACGGTATATGCGGAAAGAGCAGGTGTTGTACCTCACGAAGTAATACATGCAGCAGCTGACATGGTTTTTGGTAAAAATATAAAAGCCAAGAAACAATTTCAATCTCAACTAGAAGGTGCTTTAAGTCAAATAAAACTACCTAGTGGTAAAACTGTATTACAAGAAATAAAAGATAGAAAATCCATTAAAAAAGAAGTAAAGCTAGAAGAAATGATGGCTTATGCTGGAGAGTTTTTAGCAGAGCCAGGTATGCGAGACTTCATTGTTAACAGTGAGGGATATACTAATGTTAAAAAAGTCATACAAAAGAATATGGAACAATCTATTGGTAAAGAGTTTGTTCCTGAATTAAGTAGGCAGAAAGATGTAATTGATTTTTTATATAATTTTACAAATAACACTTTAAAAGGATATAATCCTTTATTGAATATAAAATCAAGTTTTGCTGAGCATGTTGAAGCTGTTGAGTTTGGACCTAAGCAACAAAGATTACAATCTGAAAAATTAGATAAAGAACAATCAACACCTGAAAATATTGAGGCTTCTAAAGAAATACAAAATAAATACGAAAAACTAGTTGCAGAAGGTAAATCAAAAGAAGAAATAACTAAAGAGTTTCAACAACCAAATGAAAAAAGTGATTTTGGAGATTTTGCTGCAATAACTCAAAGCTTAATTACATCTTATGCTAACCGTAATGGTATGGGTAATTTTGGTAGTATATCAGATCCTAATAGCAAAGCTTATTCAGTGGCTATAGAGATGATGTATGGAGCAAGAGGTATTAGTTCTATAGTTAAAAACTATGATCCAACTAAACAGCCTCTTACTAAAACAGTTTTAAAAACATTAGAAATTAGAGCACCTGAATACTTCAATAAAGCGTTAGAGCTTACTAAAGTAACAGGTGAAGATATATCAGCTAGAATTACTGAGTCTAAAATAGATTTAGATACTTACGAATTTAAAGAAGTAGATACATACGCTAACGTAGAAGGTAAAACAACAAAAGGTAAAACAGTAGAACAAGAACTTGAAATTAGTTCTAAATCTAATGTTGAAATGGTTAGTAGGATAAAGGAAGTAATAGAGTCAACACCTATTGAGACTCTTGGTCACAAAGAAATACAAAAAGCTACAGCTGATATAGGCAAAAAAGCTATTTTTGAAGCGTTAGATTTAACTGGTAAGTCAGGTGCTAAAGAATTAAAGAGACAAAAAGAGATAATAGAAAAAAATGCATCAAAGATTTATGAGTTAGTGCCTAAAAGTCTTAACCCAGAGAACTTAGCAGTAACAAATGCAGCTAAATCGTTTCCAAGCTTGTTTGCAGAGGTTGGTAGAGCAAAGTTTAGTACAGCTCCTTCTAGTATGACTAAAAGCCAAAAAGGTGCTGGTGTTAAAATTAGAGAAAAGGTATTAGATTCTACTGGTAAAATTTTAGTAGATGCAATATTTAAAGAAGGAGATACTAATCAGCAATCCGCTAAAAGAATAATATCTTTGGGTGAAATGATAGGTGGAACATATTCTAATCAAAAGTTCAGAGAAGTATTAAGCAATAGTACTTATCAAGAGTTTCTGTATAGCACTAATAGATCTAAATTAGAAAACTTAAAATTAGAAAATATACTTGAGGGTTTTAAGGGTAGTTTACCTGAGAGCTTAGCAAGTCAAAAATTAGTAACAGAGGCTTTTGAGGAATTAAGTAGTAAAGTTAATGATATTAATATTAGAATTAAACCAGATAATGAAAATTATTTAAAAAGTAAGCAAGATGCTATTGTAGAAGCTTATGGTAAAATAAAAGATCTAATATCAACAGATAAATCTAAAGATAAAATAATAGATATCTTAAATAATGTTGTTGACTCAAAAAACTTTAATGTAAAGGAAGCTTTTATAGCAGCACAAAAGTTAGCTAAAAAAGCATTAAGTGATATAGACCAACAACCTTACGAATATATAACTAAAATTGAAGAAGGAAAATCTGGTTATGATGTAGTAATTCAAGAGGCAATATTACGTAATCCAGGTAAAAAAGAATTATTAGAAAATGTATCATCAGAGCTTGATTTGAGTAAACCTGAACAAAAAAAGGCATATTTAGATAACGTAAATGAAGTTATTCTAATGCTACCTAAAGAACTATTATTTAAAAATGGTAAGGTTATAGTTGGTTTAAGAAATGCTTTTTTGAAAGGAGTATTAAGTGCTAAAGAATCAGATAATTTTATTAAAAAAATAAATATTAAAGAATCTACTAAAGGTTTAGAAAATTTAAAAATAGTTGACTTTAGAAATGTAAAGGAAAGATTAATAACTCAATTAAAAGATTATAATAATTTAGATTCAAACGGTAATATAAAACCATCTGCATATCCTAAAATAGCAGCCGCTATAAGAGAAAGTATAAGTGGTAGAGCCAATAACGCTAATTTTGAAAAAACAATTGAATCAAATAAAAAAGCTTTAAAATTAATATATAATGCTTTATTTAAGCATGTAAATAGTAAAGAAACTATAGAAGGTAAAGTTAAATCTTTAACGTTTATTGCTCAATTTTTTAAAAGAAACTCTAGTATACAAACAGGTGTTATTAGAGCTTTAGGAGAAATGACAAGTGTTTCTATAGAATCTTTTGATATAAAATCTTTGGGTGTTGAATATAATCAATGGTTGAATAAACAAATTGAAACAGCTAAGAATCCAGATTCATTAAAAGGAAAAAAATTTGTAGACTTACCAACTGCTAAGCAAAGAGCTTTTTTAAAGTCTAGAGTTTATACAGAGCATGAACTTCAAACACTTAATTTTAATGCTAATTTCTTTGATATAATGTTAAAAAGTTTAGGTGAAAAAGAACTTCGTTCTGATGATTTTAATAAATTAGCAGATTCTTATAAGATAAGTATAATAAGATCTGCTTTACAGAAAATAATAGATAGTCCAGAATTTGGTGGTAATTTAGGCACTGCTCTTAAAAATACAGCTCAAATGAGTGCTGAAAATGTAATGATTACTCAAGCATATGCTGAGACAACTTTAGATCTTAAAACTGGCAAAACTTATGATATTATACTAAAAGAAAAAATAGGTATATTTGAGTCACTTAAAGAATTAGGTTTGATACAAGATAAACTTGCTAAAAGAGCTAAAGAAGTTACAAGAGTATCAAAAAATTTAAATGTTCCTATTGTTAATGGTAAAACAAATCAAATACTTTTATTGAGAGAAGCAGAAAAAATAGACAGACAAAGAAGGGTTGAAAAAGTTACATTAGCATCTGAAAATTTAAGTAAAGAATTAAATACAGCTATAGAAAACAAATTTGGTGTACCAAAAGAAAAAGTTTTTTCTAAAATAGAGGCTAGCAAGTTGGGTGCTGATGCTAATAAGCTAAAGTTAATGGCTTGGTCTGCTCAGGACTTTAGAGGTTTATTACAACCATTAAAAGGTAAGGGTATAGTTGGTGATGCAGCTGAAAATTGGATACAAAAAAATTTAGTAAGACCTTTTGCAATAGCAAATAGAAATATTGATGCAGATAGAGTTGCAATGACTAATGATTTTGCTGCTTTAAAAAAGGAGTTAAAAGGTTTAATACCAGATTTAACTAGCAAGGCTAAGATAGAGGGTTTAAGTAAAAATATATTTTCAAATCAAGATGCTGTTAGAGTTTATATATGGAACAAGCAGGGTAATACAACAACTGGCTTAAACGAGGGTCAAGTAAGAAGGTTAAGTGAGTATGTTTCTTCTAATCCACAGCTTCAATATTTTGCTGATAAGCTTATTGAAATGGGCAAGGGAGAAGGTTATGTTGAACCAGGTGAAAATTGGGAAACTGGTACTATAACAACTGATTTACTAAAAGGCTTAAACGAAAATGGAAGAGCCAAGCATTTAGAAGAATGGCAAGCTAATGTTGATATAATTTTTAGTGAAGATAATTTAAATAAAATACAAGCTATATTAGGTTCTAATCACAGAGAGGCTTTAGAAAATTCTTTGGAAAGAATGAAAACTGGTAGGAACAAAATTAACATGTTTAGCGGTAAAGGTGCAAGGTTAGAAAACCTAGCTATAGATTGGTTAAATAATTCTGTTGGTGCTATTATGTTTCTTAATTCAAGATCGGCAGCATTACAAACTTTATCAAGTATAAATTATATAAACTGGAGTGACAATAATGTTTTAGCTGCTGGAAAAGCTATAGCTAATCAAAAGCAATATTGGAAAGATTTTACTACCATATTTAATTCTGATTTTTTAGTAGAAAGAAGAGGTGGTTTAAAGATAAATGTTAGTGAATCAGAAATAGCTGATGCCGCTGCTACTTCTAAAAATAAAATAAAAGGTGCGTTAAAGTATATATTACAAAAAGGATTTGCACCTACAAAGTATGCTGATAGTTTTGCGATTGCTACAGGTGGAGCAACTTTTTATAGAAACAGACTTAATAGATATTTAAAACAAGGTTTAAATGAAAGGTCTGCTAAGGATAGAGCTTTTGAGGATTTTAGAGAGGTTACGGAACAATCTCAACAGTCTAGTAGACCTGATTTAATATCTCAACAGCAGGCTAGTACTCTTGGTCGTTTAGTTTTGGCATTTGGAAATACACCTGCACAGTATGTTAGAATAATGGATAAATCATTATCAGACTTAAGAAATGGTAGAGGTGATTGGAAAGAACACGTTTCTAAAATAATATACTATAGTGCTATTCAAAATATTATGTTTAGTGCTGCACAAAATGCTTTATTTGTTGGTTTGTTTGAAGAAACAGATGATATTACTTCTAAGAAAAAACACTTAGGACTTGCTAATGCAATGGCTGATGGTTTATTAAAAGGAATGGGTATAGCTGGTGCTGGTGCTTCTACTTTAAAAAACATAATGTTAGAAATACACAAACAAAATAATAAGAAAAAAACAGAGTTTGCTGATGTTGGATTGAGACTTCTAGATATGTCTCCACCAGTAGATTCTAAAATAGCAAAACTCAGATCAGCAGGATTAACATTTGATTATAATATGGCTGAAATAAAAGAAAGAGGTTTTAGTTTAAAAAATCCAGCTTATTTAGCTGGAGGTCAAGTTATGGCAGGTGCTTTTAACATACCATTAGATAGAGTTTTTAGAAAATACAATAATATTGAAAAAGCTTTTGACACAGACACTAAAAACTGGAAAAGACCATTTTTAATGATGGGATGGTCTGAGTGGGAGCTAAATGCTACTGAGGAAGAAAGAAAAGGTAATAAGTTCAAGCCATTAACTAAAAAACAAAAAGGATTAAGAATAAGATTAAAAAGAGATTTCAATTTAAGTGACAAAGAAATTGAGGAATATATAAATAACAAGAAAAACAAGTAATAATAACAATATACAAAAAATTAAAAATATGGCAAAAGAATTAGGAGGGAGTACAAATATGGGAGTTGATGTAGATGGAGATGGTAAGCCTGATTTTCACTTAACACTGAAATCAATAGGTTTAATCATAGCTGCAGTATTTACATTGGGTAGCATGTATGTAAAGTTACAGATGGATATTGAAGATGCTAAATCAATGCCACCCGCAGCCATAGATAGAACAGAGTATGATTTAAATCATGCTTGGATGTTAGATCATGTTAAGGACTTAGAACAAGATGTTAAGGATCTTAGGAATCATGTAGAAGATTTACAAAAAGACCTTTACAGTAAAAAAGATAGATAATGAAATTAGAACTAAAACGATTTAGTGGTCAAAGTGATACTACATTAGGATTAATGTTTGTTGATGGAGAGTTTGAATGCTTTACATTAGAGGATGAGTATCGTGCTGAGAAGGTAAAAGGTGAAACTAGGATACCTGCTGGAACTTATAAAGTTGAAAAGCGTGAGGTGATTAGTGGATTAACTGAAAAATACCGTAAAAAATATCCTTGGTTTGATTTTCACTTTATGCTTCAAGATGTACTAGGTTTTCAATATGTATATATTCATATAGGAAACGATGATGATCATACTGATGGATGCCTTTTGGTAGGTGATTCAGTTAAATCAAATAGATTTAATGAAGATAATAACTTAACTAGCTCAGGACCAGCATTTAAGAGGTTATACGAAAAAATGAGTGATGCTGACTTTGTCAGTATTAGTGTGACTGATTGTTGTACTGAATGTAATTGTACTTGTAAATAATGGCTATTAGAAAAACAACTAAAGGTAAGGGTAGAAACTTTAGGAGTACTAAAGAAGGTGCGGGTATGACAGCTAAAGGTGTTGCTGCATATAGAAAGAAAAACCCTGGTAGCAAATTAAAAACAGCTGTTACTGGAAAAGTTAAAAAAGGTAGTAAAGCTGCTAAAAGAAGAAAAGCTTTTTGTGCTAGATCAAAGAGTTGGACTAGTGAAAGAGGTAGAGCAGCACGTAGAAGATGGAAATGTTAATACTATGAGATCAAAAGGATTAGGAGACACTATAGGTAAGTTTACTCAAAAAACCGGAATAAAGAGTATGGTTGATAAAGTTTCTGAAGGATTAAACATTCCATGCGGTTGTGACCATAGAAAAAATATATTAAATAATTTATTCCCATACAAACAAAAAAAATGAAAAAGAAAGGAAAAAAAGGACCTTGTTGGAAAGGTTACCAAATGGTCGGTATGAAGAAAAAAGGTGGTCGTAATGTGCCTAACTGTGTACCTAATAAAAAAGGTAAGATTAAATCAATGAAGAAGCAATAAAAAAAGCCGATCGTTATGACCGGCTTAGTATTATGTATAGCATATAGTTATAACTTTTAGCCTTTAGCCATCACAACTCAAACACTCTTCATCCATAGCTTTTTCAGCTATGTCTCCACGCAGAACTGACTCAGTTCTCATATAATATAAGGTTTTAATACCTTTTTTCCAAGCCTCAAGATGTACTTTGTTTATAAACTTAGGATCTGCTTGAGATGGGAAAGCTAGATTCAAGCTAACGCTTTGATCTATATATTGTTGCCTTATACCCGCTTGATTAACTATCTCTAGTTGGTTAAGCTCTTTAAAAGTTTTAAATACCTCTTTAGCATCATCGTCAAGTTCTTTGACATCCTGAACGGATCCACCGTCAGCTAATATCTTCTCCCAAACTTCACTAGTATTCTTACCTAACTTATCTAAGAACTTTTCCAGAGTAGGGTTTTTACGTATAAAAGTCCCTTTTGCACTCTGTTCAGTAAATACATTAGCAGCCCAAGGCTCAATGCCGGGACTAATATTGCCACTAAGCTTACTATTGCTAACAGTAGGAGCGATAGCTCGAAGATGAGTATTCCTAAATCCCGTACCAACACACCAGAGCGGTTCCCCGTACTGATTAGCGAGAGCCATACTAGCTCGTTCACTTTCGATTTTAATTTGGCTAAATATTCTTCGTGTTTCATGTTGTGCTAATAATCCTTCAAATGGTAGATGTTTTTCTTGTAGATATGTATGCCAACCTAAAACACCTAGACCTACAGCTCTACCTTTTACGGCAGATCTAACAGCGTTTTCAAAGCCTTTTAAACCCTTAGCTCTTTGTATAAACTCTTCCATTACACCATCCAAGAAGAAAGTACTATCATATATTAGATTTGTATCTTTCCACTCATCATACTTAGCTAGGTTTAAACTAGATAAACAACATACAAAGCTATGGTTCTCATCTGTATGCAATGCTATCTCAGAGCATATGTTTGTCATAAATACCTTCAAAGCATTATCTTTATATGCTGGAGGATTTACTTTGTTTATATTACCTTTAAACATTACATATGGCTCACCCGTTGCTTTACGTTTCTGTAACAACGAACTCCACTTTCTTCTAGCAACTTTATCACCTGAACTAAGCTTACGCATGAACTTATCACCAATCACAGCACATTGATGCATATTAAGTGATTGTCTGTTTACATCACCCTTTGGTTCTCTAATCTCTAACCACTCCTCAAAATCAGCATGCTCAATATTCAAGTTAACACTTGCAGCACCTCGTCTCACTGATCCTTGGTTTGTAGCTAATATAGTTGAATCATATATCTTACAAAATGGTACTACTCCGTCAGACGTTCCATTACCTGTAATGCTTGCACCTGCAGGTCTGATTTGGTTAATACCAATACCAACACCTCCACCGTGTTTAGCTAATAACATCATCTCTAGGTTTTTAGTACCAATATCATATATTGAATCTGCTACGTCTATACCGAAACAACTAATTGGTAAGCCTCTGTCTGTGCCTGTATTAGACAACACAGGGGATGCCAAACACAACCAACCGTTCCATATATATTCAAAAAATTTATCTGCCATCTCTGGCTTGTCTAAACGTCTCGAGACGGCTGTTGCAACACGTTTGTATGCATCACGTGGTGTCTCATCAGGGAGTAAATAACCTCCTTGAATTGTTTTCTTATAAACATCACCATCTGCCCACGCAGGGTAATCTTCTCCTTTAATCCATCTATTACTACTAGTCATATATATGTTTGTTTACCAAATATCTTCAAAATCTTCACCTTCATTAGCTTTGCTATAATCAGTTGGTCTCATTGCAAAAAAGTCTGTATGTGTATGACCACCAGTAAGATGATAAAACCAATCAAGTTCTGCTGCTGCCTTTTCATCAAAAGTAAACATATCAGTATAACCTAACTCTCTTAGCTTTTCGTTACATCTTTTTCTTATGAATTGTTTTAAATCATATGACTTAATACCTTCGATGTCACCCATCTCAAACATCTTGTCTATATAGTTCTCTTCTAACTCAACCATAGCTTGTGCAGCAAGTTTAATTGCTCCTTCAGTATCACTTCTTAATCCAGAATCTTCCTCACACATATGGTTAAATAACCTACAACCCATTTTGCTGTGAAGACTTTCATCTCTCACACTCCATTTCATCTGCTGACCTATCCCTTTAAGTAGGTTACGCATTTGGAAAGAATATAAAACAGCAAAAGCACTGTAAAGGCTAACACCCTCTGCGAAAGCGGAAAAGATTGCAAGCGATCGTGCAATCCCAAGTTTTTCGGTTCCTTCGTATCCAACGAGATTATCAAATCTCTGAGCCGTTGCAGGCTCGTGTAAAAATGCTTCAAAATTATCAAGTCCTAATGTTTCATTTAAATAACTATATGCTACTGCATGTATTGTTTCTTGCGAACCAAACATCATAGCCATCTGCTGTATCTCATGTTTTGGAAACCATGATACTACATTTTGTGTCCAGTAATCCGATACTGCGCACTCTGTCTGTGCAAAACCTAATAGTATATTACCTACTAGGTTTTTCTCTTCAGGTGTTAATCTTTCATTCCAATCTTTAACATCTCCTGACATTGGTATTTCTGTGTGTAACCAAAATGCTTGAGCTTGTTTCAGCCAACCCTCAGTATAATACTCAGGGTACTCAAAAGGCTTGTATGCTATTCTTTGTTCAAATAATCCCATGTTTGCTTTTTCAATATTAATTCTACAGTTCTGTCACACTCCTTGTTGGTCTGTGGTTTATATAGTAGCCTATTGTCACCTGTCTCTATAAGATGTCTTTTAAATAATTTCCATCTCATAGGAAAAGAGTCATTAGCTCTACCTTTTGTTTCTATTATAAAGTTTTCACCTACAAAATCAGGTGTATATTTTATACCTAGAACTTTTTTATTGCCTCTATCAATATACTCACCTTTTCCATTATTCTGGCGCTCATGAGCTGCACGGTTAAAGTTAAACGATTCAACCAGTGTAAAATTTTCTCCTTCATATTTAAATTTAAGTTTTGCTTTTTTTAATGCGATGTACATATATTTCTCAAGGCCAGAAGCGAAGGTAACACCATCGTGTATTACCTTCCTAGCTGTTACTGGACCTTTCTTTCTTCTAATCTTCGAATATCGCTTCTTCGCCATAATTTTCTTTTAGCTTACGAACAAGTTCATCTTCACGAAGATCAGATAGTTCCTCACGTGCAGCCTGTATGTATAGCACTGCATCCATTAACTCTTCTTGTATATCATTTAGATAACCAACTAAGTCTTTATGACCACCTCTTCTTTCACCATCTAATGATCTACCATACTTAGCAAACCCTACATTTGATCTGTCTACAAATTTCTCTACCACTCGTCTTACGACTGGATCTCTAAACTCTATCTTTGAAAATTCTGATTTACTCATAACGACTCTCTTTTTACAAATGTTCCATTAACCATTTTACCTTGTCTGCTTTTAATAACATTATATGCAGAGTCAATACAGTCTTCAATATCAAAGCCTTCTAGCTTAGCTAGATTTGTTAGCACTACAACCATATCACCGATAGCATCGATAATTTCAGGTTCATCTCTGTTGAGTAGAGCTTTAGCTAACTCACCTGCTTCTTCCATTAATTTAACATATTGCGTTTTTGAATCGCCACTTTTGTATATACCTTTTTCAACTGCCCAAGAACGTATTAGATAAAACCTATCTTGCATTATTGGATCAACCTCAACCATTTCATCCATTTGATCTATAAATGCTTTGTTATATATGTAGCATTTATCATCTCCAAATTGAGACCTGTTAGCATTTTTTAATATCCAATCAATATTTGATTGATTTAATGAAACAGTGTTACCTTCTTCTATTTCCCACTTATGTTCTCGATTAGTTAGTAGATGTGATCTAAGATCTACTATTGGGCAGTGAAAAGTAGTTGTTGCACTACTTGAAGTTACTATTTTTTTGTTACTCATTTTATTTGATTTAATTTTAATTCTAGATTTAACTACTTCTGAATAAGGTCTCATGTCTTTTATGTAACCATACTCCTCTTGTAACTCATGTTCTCTCAAAGATACATAATTTATATCATTAGATGATTCTAACACCTCATATTCATGATTTTTATATCCTTGTTGTTTAGTAACCCGGTTATTAAGATTACAGGTAACACCTATCTTTTTACCCGGTATATGATATAAATGATATCTTTTATTAGTATCCAGCATGATCTTTTAATTGTTTTTTATATATATGAAAATTCTGAGCAAAATGGTAATACGTTCCTTGATCCATAGACAACGCGTCTGCAATCATTTTATGTAACATTGAAAAACAATATTGATCGTTACAGAAACCAAACCACAGATCGTTAGATCGCATTACAACAGACATATTTAATCTGTTATGCATTATCGTAAAGTTGACAGCATAAGTACAAGGAGTATCGTTAGTGTAAGTATCAAACTCTTTAGCATCATATATACTTATAGATGCTTTTCTAGTATCAGGCTTTTCTTTCAACAACTTAACTACCTTATCTATTTGATTATTGCGTTGCCATTGCCAACCATAGTTGGATCTGACTTTACCCTTATCATCTGCCATACGCTCCCAAATA